TGCGAGCGGTTGAAAATAATGATGATTGGTATTTATTCTGCCCTAACGACATTATCTCAAATAATATTAAACCATTACAAGAGTGTTATGGAAATGAGTACGAAGAAAATTATAAATTAGCTGTCAGTAAAGGTCTTGGTAAAAAAGTTAAGGCTCAAGATATTTGGAATAAAATTATTGAATCTCAGATTGAAACTGGAGTCCCTTATTTATGTTCTAAAGATAATGCGAATAAGAAAACAAATCACCAAAATATTGGTGTGATTAAACAATCTAATTTGTGTAACGAGATTTATCAATTTACTGATGAGAATACTACCGCAATTTGTACCTTGTCTTCTATGGTTTTAAAGAACTTTATTATTGACGGTAAATTTGACTTTAGATTATTATACAGTGAGGTTAGAAAAGTTGTTAGAGCTTTAAATAAAGTTGTTGATATTAATAGCTACTCTACTGAAAAAGGACGTAAAGGTGGTCTTGAACAAAGAGCAATTGCGATTGGAACTCAAGGTCTTGCGGATGTCTTTTATCTAATGGATTATATTTTTACTTCTGAAGAAGCAAAGTCATTGAATAAAGATATTTTTGAAACTATCTATTATGCGGCTATCAGCGAAAGTAATGAATTATGTAGAACTGAAGAATACCAACCATACAAATTCTTTGAGGGGTCACCAATGTCTAAAGGAGAATTCCAATTTGATATGTGGGGATTAAAAAAAGAAGGTTTATCGGGTTATTGGGATTGGGACACGTTAAAAGAAGACGTTAAAAAATATGGGGTATGTAACTCTTTATTTACGGCACAAATGCCTGTTGCGTCTTCAGCTAAAATCACTGGGTCTTTTGAAATGACAGAACCGGCTCACTCAGCTTTGTTTAATAGACGTGTTGTTGGTGGAGAAATTTTGATTGTAAATAAATATTTAATCAATGATTTTGAAAAAATTGGTATTTGGTCTGAGGATTTAAAAAATGAAATAATTATGAATGAAGGTTCAGTTCAAGGGATTAACTTTAACCATTATTTAGACCCTGAAGACAAAAATTACAATAAAAAAGTTAAACGTATTGAACATCTACTTCCTAAGTACAAAACTATATGGGAAATTTCCCAAAGAGATTTGATTGATATGGCTGCGGATAGAGGTCCTTTTATTGACCAATCACAATCAATGAATATCTACATGTCAGCACCAACATTACCTAAAATTTCGTCGGCACATTTTCATGGATGGAGACAAGGATTAAAAACTCTTTGTTATTATGTTAGAACTAAGGCGATTTCTACAGGAGCAAAACATTTAGCTATGGACATCTCTAAAGTTGAAAAACCAAAGATTGAAAAACAAATACCAAAATTGGATGTTATACCTTTTGACCCAACAATTAAACCAAAGGATTCAGAATTTGAATGTTTTGGATGTGGGTCTTAATATAAAATAGAAAATTACAACATTAATCACGGCAAACTGTCGTGATTTTTTATTTTACTCTATTTATAAGAAATAATCACGACACTATATTTATTGATATGGCAAATGGAACTACATATGGGATTAATTTTCCTTTTAGAGATTCTTATGATGGTAAGTATTTAGACCTTTCTGAGGTAAATGATGAAGAAATCAGAACTGATTTAATTCATCTTTTATTGACTAGAAAAGGTACTCGATATTATTTACCTGATTTTGGTACAAGACTATATGAGTTTATATTTGAACCTTTAGATGGACCTACGTTTTCAGAAATTGAAGCGGAGATTAGAGCCTCTGTTGAAGAGTATATTCCAGGAATAACAATTACTAAGATTGACATAAGTGCGGCTTCCGAAGGGGAGGAAAATAAAGGTACTTATATAAACGACAACGACGAAAGAGTTTACCGAGTTTCTGATATTGGAACTTTAGAACATACTGCAAGAGTTAAAATTGATTACATCATTACTAATGATGCTTTTAACAATTCAGATTTTGTAATTATAAATATTTAATGATATATGGCTAACAAGAAAATATCATACACAACTAGAGACTTCCAATCAATTAGAACTGAGTTAATAAATTTTACAAGAACTTATTATCCTGACACTATTGATAACTTTAACGACGCCTCAGTTTTTTCAGTATTGTTGGACTTAAACGCAGCTGTAACTGACAACTTACAATTTAACATTGATAGAAGTGTTCAGGAAACTGTATTACAATATGCACAACAAAGGTCATCAATTTTTAATATTGCAAGAACTTACGGATTAAAAGTTCCTGGACTTAGACCGTCAGTCTCATTAGTTGACTTTTCAATTACGGTACCCGCATTTGGGGATAAGGAAGATTTAAGATACTGTGGTATCTTAAGAAGAGGTTCCCAAGCTAATGGTGCTGGTCAAGTTTTTGAAACAATTTACGATATTGACTTTACATCAGCAATAAACGCCGAAGGTTATCCTAATAGATTAAAAATACCTAATTTTGATTCTAATAATAAATTAATTAATTATACCATTGTTAAAAGAGAAACTGTTGTTAATGGTATTACAAAAGTTTTTAAAAGAGTTATAACATCGTCTGATGTTAAACCATTTTTAGAAATATTTTTACCTGAAAAAAATGTATTAGGGGTTACAAGTGTTTTATTAAAAGATGGTACGCAATACGCTAATATTCCTACTACCCAAGAATTTTTAGGTTCCAACAATAGATGGTATGAAGTTAAAGCGTTAGTTGAAGATAGAGTATTTATTGAAGACCCAACAAAAGTTTCTGATAATCCGGGAATTAAAGTGGGTAAGTACGTCCAAACAAATGATAAATTTATTACTGAGTACACACCTGAAGGATTTTTTAAAATGACATATGGTGGTGGTAGTCAATCTGCGGATGAACAATTAAGGGAGTTTGCAAAAAATGGGTTCACATTAGATTTAAATAAATATTCAAATAACTTTGCTTTAGGTAGTGTTCTTAAAGCTAATAGTACATTATTTGTACAATACCGAGTTGGTGGTGGAACAGGAACTAATTTAGGTGTTAATATTATTAATCAAATAGGCACAGTTTCATTCTTTGTTAATGGTCCATCAGAATCAGTTAATACAAGTGTTGTTAATTCATTACGTTGTACTAACGTTGTTGCCGCAATTGGTGGGGCAAATTACCCAACAACAGAAGAAGTTAGAAACTTAGTGGCTTTTAACTTTGCGGCTCAAAATAGAGCAGTAACGGTTAATGACTACGATTCTATAATTAGAACAATGCCGTCACAATTTGGGGCACCTGCTAAAGTTGCGATTACCGAAGAAAATAATAAAATTAAAATTCAGATGTTATCTTATGACGAATCTGGTAATTTAACTGAAATTGTGTCAAACACATTAAAAAATAACGTTGCTAACTACCTATCAAACTATAGAATGATTAATGATTACATTTCTATTCAAAGTGCTAATGTTGTTGATTTAGGTGTTACTATTGATGTGGTGTTAGATAATAGTCAAAACCAAGGGGCGGTTATTTCTCAAATAATTACTATTGTATCTGAGTTCTTTAGTCCTGGTAACAGACAGATGGGGGAAAATGTGTATGTGTCCGACCTTAGAAGATTAGTCCAAAGTGAAAACGGGGTTATTGCGGTTTCAGATATGTTATTCTTTAACAAGGTTGGTGGTCAATATTCTTCATCACAAACATCACAATCTTATATAGACACTAATACGAAACAGATTGGTTTAGTTGACGATACTATTTTTGCTGAACCAAGTCAGACCTATCAAATCCGATATCCCAACAAAGATATCAACATCAGAGTCAAAAATCTAAAAACGGTTAATTTTTCTTGATAATTTATTTTCAAAATAAATGAATTATCATTTGAAAATAGTATATAAACTATTTATCAAAAAAAGACCAATATGTCCAACTCGTATAGAATAAGAACCAAACCTGGTGTTGATAGCTCAATTAAGATTTTAATTGACCAAGAGTTTGAATATTTAGAGATTCTTTCTCTAAAAATATTACAAAGCCAAATTTACACAAGACAGTGTTCCGACTATGGAGTTATTGTTGGTAGAGTTAGTATTAATAATGGTTTTGGTATTCCTAACGCAAAAGTATCTGTTTTCATACCTTTGGACAGTATGGACGAAAACGACCCTGTTATTTCTGAGTTATATCCTTACAAAACTTTATCAGATTTAAATGAAGATGGGTATAGATATAATTTATTACCTTATAAACAACAACATCCAGGTCATAATCCTACGGGGACCTTCTTTACAAGAGAAGATGTGTTAATCAACCCAACTCTTATTGAAGTTTACGACAAGTACTATAAGTATAATGCGATAACTAATGACAGTGGGGATTATATGATATTTGGGGTACCTGTAGGGGCTCAAACGGTTGTTGTTGACCTTGACCTTTCAGATATTGGTGAGTTCTCTTTAGCACCACAAGATTTAATTAGAATGGGGATTACTACAGAATCACAAGTTTCTGGGACAAACTTTAAATCATCTACAAATTTACGAGAATTACCTCAAATCATTACTTTCGTTAGAAACCTTGAAGTTGAACCATTATGGGGTCAACCTGAAATTTGTAATTTAGGTATTACAAGAACTGATTTTGATTTATCCGCAGAATTTAATATTAACATTACACCTACCGCGATTTTTATGGGTTCTTTAGTATCATCTATAGAAGAACAGTATGTTAAGAAGAGTTGTAAACCAACCTTAACCTCAGGGGCGCTTTGTTCTTTAGTTGCGGGGCCTGGTGAGATATTAGCAATTAGACACACAATTGCTCAAGATTCTAACGGACGACCTATATTAGAAACAATTGATTTGGAATCAGGGGGACAAGTTATTGATGAAAATGGTACTTGGCTTGTGGATTTGCCGATGAACTTGGATTATGTTATCACTAATGAGTTTGGTGAACAAGTTATTTCAGACAACCCAAAAAATGGTATCCCAACAAAAGGTAGGTATCGATTTAAAGTTAAATGGAACCAATCACCATCAGTTTCTGCTGACCCTATTAAAAGGGGGTATTTTTTAGTTCCAAATATTAAAGAGTACGGGTGGAAAAAAATTGGAAATATTAACGTAGACCCACTTACTAATAATACCGCAACTGCCTTAAATCGAGACGCGGCACAAAGGTCATACGCGTTCAGTTTAGATTGGGCGGATTATGGATTAACGGGGACATCCATGGGTAATCAGATGATTGATGAGGCGATTAGGTGTGAAGATAAATTTTACGAGTTTCAATACAATAAGGTTTATACTGTATCACAATTAATTACTCAATATAGAAATGGGTATGGTAACTGGAGAATTATTGCGATAAAAGATATTTTAGATAGTGATGTTAAATGTTCTAGCGACAATAATAAGTTTCCAACAAATGATGCGGTATATAGATTTGATTTAATTTATCTCCTATTTACGATAATGATGTTTGTTTTTAGACCGATATTATATGTGTTATTACTAATAGTACACATTTTAGCTTTTTTTTTAATGCTTATTGGCCCTATATTAGCAATCATCGCGATAGTTGTCTATCTTGTTGTTATTACTATCTGTACATTTATTAATGGGGTGATATGGGTGATTAACGGAATTCCTTTTGTTAGTCTTGATTACTTGGATTGTCCTGATGTTAAGGATATTAAGGAAACGGTTAACCTCCTGTTAAATTTATATAAAAAATTTACTAATTTAAGACTCCCTAATTTATCATATCCCGACTGTGAATTCTGTCAATGTACTGATGGAGACGCAATCGTAATTGACAATGCTGATTATCCAGATGCGGTAGCTAATGTTGCACAAACCGCTCAAGAAGCTGGTGCTAATGCGGTTTTAAGTCCCTTTGAACTTTCAACAAGTTATAACGCGGCCTCACCATATAATACGGATAACCTTGTTTATGAGCAGTTATTTGCGGGGACATCATTAGGTAATGCTAACCAAGCAAATAATCCATTAACACCTCAAACACGTGCACCAAAACTTATACCAGTGTCGGGTGGCGTGAGTAATCAAGGTAATGATTATGAGTTTACAACAAGTTTAACTCAAGCGGAAAGATTAAATTTATTTAATACTAAAGCAAAGTTTTTCAGAAACGACATTAATAATAATCCTGGTGGTGGTGTTAATATAATTAACGTTTCATTTAATCCTAACGATATTGGTGTTACTCACCAAGATAATGTTATCGTACTTATGGTAGACCCTAGCGCGGCGGAAACTTTTCTACCTGGTAATTTAATAACTTTTCAAGACCCTGCAAACTCTACTGACCCTAATATGACAGGGTTTACGTCTATTAATGATTATGGTACTACGAGTAGTACAGGTACTACGGTTAATAATAAACCAGGTAGTACTTCAAATGTTGGTAATATTACAGTCCAATATGCCGATTATACAAACGGTAATGGTCCTGCATTGACTAAAACATATACTAGTCAACAAGCTGATAATGATGCGCAGTACGCAAAATTCCCAATGGATGTTGAGTATTTCCAAGTAATTACCGCACAGACTTATTCCGACTATTTTACAATATGTAACCAACCAGGAAGTTTTGGTGCTTATCATGGTTTAATAAATAGATTTATTAATAACCATATGAAATTCAATAGAATTTATGGTAAATCTTTTGGGTCAGGATTTTGGATAAATGAGTTAAATATTAATTATCCCGGCGCATTTCCACTAATAAAACCTAGTCTTTATTTCCCTGAATTTAATGAACAAATTGTTGTTTTTTTAGTTAGAGGGGTTGACCCGTATTCTACAAGAAGTAATTGTGAATACGACCTCAGTGTTTTGTATGGTGATGTTGTGACAGCTTCTTCAATTTCTAATACATGGGGTTTTACTAACAGAGTAAAAGTTACTAGTGGTGTTGGTGGGGCGCCTAAATATCATTTAAATCAACCAATTAAACCTGGTTTTAAAAATATTAGACATAATTTAACAAATAATTTTGATACCGATACTTATAGTGGTCAAAAATTATATTTTGATTCCTTCCATTATCAACCGAGTCCGACTGGCCCCGCGGCTTTTAGTGGATTTAATTCTAATTTACAAACTTACTATTCTTCATTAGATAATGGTAGTATGTCGTTCACACCTCAAGTTGGTACTCCTAGTTTAGAGACTGGTTTTAATTCTGACACAACTTACGGTGTTAATGTTGATGGTAACATTAATTACTTTGCTAGAGAATTTAATTCACAACCAGGTTTAATTGACCCAAATACAAATAACTACCTCGCTCCCATAAACCCTTATAATGTTCCAAACACTAATTTTCCCAACACTGTAAGTCGTGGATATTACGATAATGAAATTATTGAAGGAGGGTCTGGAATGTATTGTCAAACTTTTGTAAGAGCACTTAGCGTAGCGGCAAGTATAGGTGGAACCTACGACTATAAATCATATTATTATGCACCAAAATACCCTATTGCTAACATGTCATATAATTTGGGTGGTAGTCGAAAAATAATAATGAGGTCAGATAGATTACCTACATCTACTACATTACAAAACAATTTAAATAATAGTTTTGCATTACATAACAATGTTAATTTCTCAGTATATTCAATTAGTGATGATGGTACTTCAGTGCAAGCTCAAGGTGTTGGTGGCGGCCAATCGGGAAGTATAACGGGTAATACTGCGGACTCATTAAGTGATGGTGAGACGGAACCTCAAATTATTAGTTCAGTTATTGACTCATTCAACTGTGGGGCGATGATTAATTTAGACTGTTATAAAGAGGTTAATGGAGAGTTAGTTGTTGATTATACAGGGCCTTGTGGGTATACCTTTTGGAACAAGAAACTGGTGACAAAGGGATGTTATACTTTTATAACTACAATTTTTTTATCATTAGTCTCAGACTTTAAATTATTAACCGAGTGGGTTAGTCGTTTATTAATAACATTTGCCGCATGTCGAAACGTGTGGGGACATCTGTTCACAAATAATTGGATTAATGGTACTTTATACGCATTTAATTTTAATAATGATGTCACATTTACATCTCCATTATCACCAAATCCAAATCAAGCAAGATATTCTTATTGTGATGATGTGGTTATATTACATAATAATACTAACAATTTTTATTATAGAAGTAGCCCATGGGACCGAATTGAGTTTATTGGACAAAATAGAGCAACACCAAATACTTTTACTTCGGCATTATTTGGGGGGTATGGTGGAAATATGTATAATTTATTATACCCAACGACCATTATGGATTTAGGTCCAAGAAATGATTATTTACAAGATATTGTAATGTCAGATAAATATGATGGATATGTTGCTAATAAATTAAAATCAACTACTTTCTCAGATGTTACTGAATTATTAAATTTGTTCGTAATTACTAGGTTGGCTAATTCAAGTTTCTTACAACTATTAATTGGTGGAGGAAATGTGTTCTCATATTTTAGTAGAGTTAAAAATATGGTTGATGGGGATTACGCTCAGTCGATTTCAATTAATTCAGAACTTGGAGTTGCACCATTTCAATCGGCAAATTACCCCGACAGACCTGGACAAGATTCTATTTATATTAATACGCTTTCAGATGATGACCAAGTATTTGGAATATTCTATCAATCAGATACAAGACTAAGAGATTTAATTAGCCCAAAAAGGACAATTATTGACGATACTGTTCCGGCAACTAATGTGTGCGCGTTTAGTAATATTGAAGTTTCTTCCCAAGACGTTCCATTTTATCAATGGGAAGTTAGGACAAATAAAGTTGGTTCAAACGATAGTATTTTTGGTAGTCAAGTTAATGGGTGGATGACTGACCCGTTATCTACAACTAGTTTCTTTACTAAGAAATATCAAAGTTTAGATAGAATAGAATCAGCGTCAAGATATTTTAGAACTAATTCTACCGCAATGACTAAGTACTTTAAGGGTTATCTATATAGTGTTGAACCAAAGACCGTTACAGGTGTTTGTAGTATTTTTGGTAATGTTTTAACAATTTATTCTCCCATTCCACAACTTTTACAAGAAGGGTTTGTATTAAGTGCCGCAGGGATTATTCCAAATACTACGATAATAAGTCAATTAACTGTAGCATTACCAAGTACTGTTGCGGGTGGTTCAGGTACTTATCTTATTGATACTCCGCAAAATTTTGTTGGAGGGCCATTTACCGCAGTAGGGTTTATATATAGTGCGGATATTATCACTCAAGACCAAAACACCCCTAAAGGTAGAGTAATAAACACAGGAGCTCCTTTCTATTTCTATTTTGGTTTGAAGAGAGGTGGTACCGCATTTGATAGATTTGTGATTAAATGGGTCGATACTAATGATATAACTGCGTAATATGGGGAATAGAATAGATACTCGAGTAGTTTTAGGGTCATTAAGGTACAAGTCGGCACCTGACACAAACCTAATGTTTAATGTACCTTTAGTTCAAACTAATAAGGAGAATATTGAATTTGATAGGAATATTAATATTGACTTACAACAAGTTTTTGATGATGAAAGACAAAAATCCGATACATTTAGACCTGCGTGCAAGTTCTCATTATTATTTAACAATTCTTATAGTGGGTCAACTAATTACGTACCATTAGAAAATAATTTATATTATGTTAACGCTGTTGCAGCTGCTAAACTACAATGTGGGTATAATCCACAAACTGTTCTTTGGTCAGGGTTTCCACAATATAATGAGTTTGACTTTGTTCGCACAGATTATAATGTCCCAGGATATACTCAACCACCCAATAATCATATTACTTTTATACCTAAAAGTGCTTCAAGTTATAATTGGAATTTTTTTGTTAGTTATGCTTATGATAATGATTTTACAAAACCATTAGAGGCTATTGACCAAAAAAGTGGACAATTATTACAATGGATTTCTGGTGGAGGAATACCATTTATAATTAATAACACAACATTTAATGGACAAAATTTAGTATCATTTAGATGTCCGGTAAAACATGGTTTATCTATTGGTGAGCACGTAAAACTTAACTTCAGTTACATTGGAATTGACACATTTCAAGTATATTCATTAGGAGACCAAAAATCGGGGAGTGAAGAATACATATTCAATATATATAACGTTGGGTTTACTGGCGCTGTTTTTGTTAATAATAAAAAAGGTTTTTTTAAAAGAATTATTGATATTGAAAATCCTAATGATACTACCTCACAATATTATGTTAGAAGACATAAATTATTAACTAACTCGCAAGACGCGGTATTAGTTAACGCAGGATTTGACCAAAATATTTTTGGTAATAAAAAGAAATTTGAAAGTAGTGGATTTACGCCAAATCGAGTTGCTAGGGTTTCAACTAAAGAAGGCTCGCAATCATATACACTATCTTTTAATAAAGACATAAATATTAATCCTATTAGAGATAATCAAAAACGACCTATAAGTGAGTTATTTTTCACTGTCATTTGGAAAGGTTATTTTGGATTAATGTTTGGTACTAAAAAAAATCCAAATGACTATTTAGGTCTTAAACAAGGTTATGAATTTAATTTACCGGTTGACCCCGCAAACAATCAACCTAGTTCTTGGTGGGAGAACCTAAACAGTTTATCCGACACAACATTTCCTGTTGGTTTTTATAACACACCACTTGGTGCTGGTTTAGGGCCTAATTCAGGGCCAATACCATTTACCTATATTGAATCGTTAAAACAAAATGATATTTTAGATGGGGATTTGTGTGAGTGGAATGAATCGGAACAAAAAGAAAGAGTTATCTCAAAATTATATCATAAGTACAGATTTAACCCATTTGTATTAAGTGTGACAGAACCACAACAATCACCCTCAAACATGTTTGGGTATTATTATCAACCTCATTACCCAATAAAGATTAGGGATTATTCTGATTATATTGAAACGGGTAGTAAACAATTAACTGAGGGTATCCCTGACTATGCGTTTTATTCGCAAAAAACCGATTCATTTATTTGGAGAGATATATACCAATATGGTTTTATTAATAATGGTATTGGGGTTAATTACCCATTTATTAATGGTACCCATTACCCTTATAATTATAATATTTTTAGAATAATTCCGGAAGGAAGTAATTATGGTATAGAAGGATTAACAACTGACCCTATTATCGATGGATGTGAGTAACAAATATAAATTTATATTACCGACAACGGATAAATATATTAATTTGCCAATAGAACTTAAATGGGATTTTTATGGTAGAGACGATAGTATTGAAATTTTCCAAGAAGAAGTTGTTGAAGATATCATAGGAGTTCCTGATGATTTTGAGATTTTAAGATTTGCCCACGATACTTACAGATTTGGAAACTCTTTTGAAGATACTAAAATAAATTATGAATTTAATTTCTATAACGGTAACCCAAATACTGTTGGAACCTCAACAATTGCGAATTGGGTATGTAGTTATTTACCTGAAGGGTTTTCAGCGACAGAAGTTTATTATTATGAAAAACCTTTTACCAAATCATTTTTTAAGTTAGATTTTTATGATAGTAATAGTGGTACAAATCAAACTAATTATTTTACTGTGATTTTACCCGTTCAACAGGGTCTTACTGAAAGTGTTAGTATTTCACCCATAAAACCAAACGTTGATATTAAAATACCTTCACAATTTTTAGATTATGTTGGGGACAAAGAAGGATTTTTTTTTTATTGGTTGAGAAAAAAAGAATTTATTGATATTAGTACGTTTTATATGTCCGCAAAATTTTTTGATGCCAGATTAGGTGTATTTGTTAAAATGATGACAGTACCACAATCCACGTTACCTAATGTCTTTTTATTTAATGGTGAAGATAAGTTTTATTATAAAGTTGTTTTAAACTCTGTTAATCAAACCTATAGAATTTTTAACATTTCTAACGGACTTAGAGTTGGTGAGGGAACCCCCATAAAATGGTATGAATATGTAAACCCATAATATGGATAATAGAATTTATTATATAAAAATATCTCCAGAAGTTATTAAAAACGATATCTTCAAGGTTAATATATACTCACCTTATACCGAAGATATTGAGATACCCTTTTGTTGTGATATATATACCCAGCAAGTTACAAAATATGTGACAGGACATACATATGTGTATTCATCCATGACTGAAATTTTATCAGGTGGAACCAACGGGGATTCAATCTTAACAGGACTTACGGTTCCAATTATGTTAACTGAGAATACGGTTGATTTGGGGTATTATTCAGTTTTTGATGGAATGGTGTTACAACAGGAAACTATGACTAATTTTTTGTTTTCTGCGACAACAACATTCCCTAACGTATATTATTTTTATAATACTTCCGATACCGAGTTTAAAAAATATTTAGAATTTTCAAATTATTATGTTGATTGGGGTGACGGAACGCCAATACAAACAATAACAACAAACGCGCCAAATTATTACCAACACACTTACTCAACAATTGGGGAATTTACTATTATTATGTCAGGAATGAGTCCATGGGGTTCAAATATTGTTAAAAAAACAGTTGAAGTTCCATTTACTAACATTGTAATAACTAATCCTAATGGTACCGCTTATTTTACACCTGCGGGTGGTAGTTGGAGTGGGACTATGTTTAATTATGATTACATTTTTAGTGGTGATGCTAGTTGTGACGCACAAATAATGGACATTACAAATTTTACCACAGTCCCTTTTATTGTTACAGGGTACACTAAATCTTCTGTTAGCGATTTAGAAGTGTACGGAAATAAATATATTTTGTTTGGTGGAAAATATAATATAGGTGTTCAAATAACTGGCACATCGGGAAACATTGGAACATATTGGGGACCACACCTAACAGAACCATACACTGCATATACAATTAATGGAATGAATTACTATGATTATAGTGATGGTACTACAGTATTTGCGGTTGAGTCTTCGGGATTAACTCAAGATATGTTAATTTGTTCTGCAATTACAAAAAATGAGGTATTGATAAATGTAATTGATGAGGCTGAAGTTCAAAGTAATGTTTTTGTTGAACGAGGTAAACTATCTGGTTTGGAACGAATTGAAAGATTGGGGGAAATTGATAATATAGGTGACCTTGAAAAATACGGATATGAATTTTTTAATATAATAAAAATATAATATGGATATTTATTGTTATAAAAATTTGTGGTAAATGTGGGATAGAAAAAGAAAAAAATAATAAAATATTAATAAATAATTAAAAATGGCAACAGGAACGTACGGTACAATTAGACCAGCGGATGTCTCTCCCGAAGATGTGGAAATCATCTTAAATTACACACCATCAAGGGATGAAACAGATAATTTTATCTTAACTAAGTTAAATGCGACATCAATCTTAAGACCATACTTTAATAACAATGATACTGGTGGTAACCCTAATATTGAAATATTGGGTGGTTTATATAATTTAAGGTTACCTTCAGACCAATTTAATAAAATTGGTATCTATACCTTAATGGTTAGACCGGCCCAAATAAGAACAAGAATACTTGATTGTGGTGTTCTATCGGCATTACCAAATGTTAAAGGGTTAGTTATTGATTTAAATGACGTGCCAACTCAGTTTAGAAATAAATTTGTTAATCAAGGATTGGTTGGTTTTAGAATTGAATATTTAAATTCTGACGGAACTAAAGTACCTAATTTTTTTAGATTAATAACTTCATCATTTTTTTGTGAACCAGTTGTTCAAAACTTAACTAATACTTCTCAAAAAGCTATTAGATATAGGTATACTGATAATAATACAAATTTAATTTTTTGTACTGTTTCACCATCATCATCACCTACTAATAAGCCAAATGCAACACCGTATATTGGGCAACCTGACCAAGATATCATTATTACAAATACTTTCTTTAATCCAATAACATTGGATATTGAAATTGCTGAACACGATTTCTCAACATTGGCAATTGCATTGTTTGGTAATCAAACTAAGTCTATGGATGATGGTATCTACACATTATACGATACTCAAAATAACATATACAGACAATACAATTTATATGAAATTAGAGACCAATTTAATGAATTACTTTATGAGGTTAGACAAGATAGGGGAAATAATATTGACTTCAGTAAAAACTTTACAAATATAACGCAATAATGGCCGTTACAAAATATACTTGCCCACCTCAGTCCGCTTCAGGAGCTGGTACCTTTTCCGATAATTTAGTTGGATTCCAATTAGTTACTGGTGGAGGTTTAACGCAAGGAAATTTTGAATTTGTTAGTTCTATTAATGAAAAAACAAATAGAACCTTTAATACGGGTAATTTCTCAGACCCTATCAGTTTAGATAGTATGGGTGTTAGTGGTGTGGTACAATCTAAATCTATTTTTGAAAATAACTTTAAGGTTTATCCTAATTTTGACATGAGTCAAATTACCAACTTCACATTATATGGGTCGATGGTTAAACGTATTTCAGTTTCGGTTGAAACCATTATTAGTAAGTTCCCTGCGGCATTAGAGTCGACATTCATGGGGACTAACTATGTGACAGGTGCAACCGCAACTAACATTTTATTTAATTCGGTTTACGATGAGACCGTTTTTGATTTGGACGTTTCAAAATTAAGAAATCCATTTGATATTGACTTTTCGGTTAACTCAACAAGAAATTTAGAATTAAAAGAAATTAGTGTATCTCCATTAAGAGATATGACAATCCAATATGCTAAGTATTCCTTATACGTCAATGGGGTTGGATATGATGTTAAATCTTTAACACCAACAACCAATACTTCTAGTGGAATATTACAAATATCCGTTAGTGGAAACCCTTTTTCAGGGCAAAGTATTGTATATTATAGTTTTGTTATTCGGCCTAACGACTATGAGGTTACTAAAATATTTAATGAAGATTTAGATGAAGTTGAAAATTTCTTATTAAATAGAAGTGTAACACCAATTTATACCGCAACATTCCAAGTACCAAGAGAATCTGAAGATGGTACATATTACACCTCAAATCAACCAATTACATGGCCATTGTATGGTGAGTGGAATATTGATATTATAACCAAATCATTTGAAAATTATTTAATACAATTAAATGAAGTTAGTGAGTATTTTGACATTTATACAACAAATTTAGTCTCAAGATTTTTAATTACAGGTTCATTTAAAGAATTTGACACCGTAACTCAAAAAATGGAAAAAGTTCTACAGATTTATGGTAGAAGTTTTGATGAAACTAAAAAATTCATAGACGCTTTAGCATTTATGACTTCGGTTAATTATAATGTTGGTAATGATATACCGTCACAATTATTAAAAAATTTAGCACAAACATTAGGTTGGGGAATTAACATTTCACCAATAACCGAGGATGATTTTTTAGGTTCTGTGTTTGGTCAAAAAAATAAAGACAATTCACAATTTACAGGAACGTCACAAAAACAAACTCCCGATGAATTAAATTATCAGTATTACAGAAATTTAGTATTAAATTCCGCTTACTTATTTAAATCTAAAGGAACAAGAAAATCAATTGAAGTTTTAATGAGATTGGTTGGTGCTCCTGAAGCCTTAGTTGAATTTAATGAATATGTTTATGTTGCTGACCAAAAAATTAATTTAGAACAGTTTGATACACAATTCTATAATATTTCTGGAGGGACATACATTCAAGAATTACCGACTTACGAACAAGGTAATACATTTAACATTATGGGAGTTACCTATACAGGTTTTACTACTCAAACAACAATTCAGGATGTTAATATTAACCGAGGGGAATACCCTATGGATTTTTATGGATATCCACAAGCACCTATCGACACTGAAAATTACTTTTTTCAGATAGGTAGCGGTTGGTTTGAACAAACACCAAAACACAGAGCTCCTGAACAAGTTGATTTAAATAATAGTGTATTCACAGGTTCTAACCCTAATTATCAAACAACTTTAATACCTTATTCATACGGTCAAGAATATCTTAATAGATTTAGGGACTTCCCATTTATGACATTAGGTTATAATTTGAGCGCAGTTCCTGATAATAATAAAAGTTGGACTGATAATGAAGTTGGAATAAGAAGTAATTTAGATGGAGGGATTAATGCTCGTTATTTTGTCGATGATGAAAGATTAGTATTAAATGTTAAAAATGTTGATTTATTTTTAAATCCTGCTCAAGGTATCGTATATGACGTATGGTACATGTCTAGACAATATAATTACCCAATCCCAAATCAAGGTTTAAATTATGTGGCACCAACTTATTGTAACCCACACCCAAATATCGAGTATCCACAAAGAGGTGGTGTGGATTGGACTGAAATCAACCCACAACCAAAAAGAAAAACATTCTTTGAGTTTGCTCAAACATTTTGGCAAAATACTATTAATGTTAGAAACAGACAATATGCTACAGATGGTAAAACAAGTGGTTATCCAACTTTATCTTCTATTTTTTGGAAGTATTTAGAGTCTCAAAAGACAATAAATATACCTAACGATAATTTCACATATCAAACAATGATTGACTACGTGAATGGTATGGGGGATTATTGGATTAGACTTGTTGAACAAATGATTCCTGCAACAACTATTTGGAACACTGGTGTTAAGTATGAAAATTCAATATTTCATAGGCAAAAATTTGTTTGGAGAAGACAAGAGTGTTGTAAATTTATACCAGTACCATGTAAACCATGTTCATTAACCTCAAACATATATCGATATGATTGTAATATACAATCAGTTGAATGTGGTGTGTATCCTTGGTATGGAAGTTCTACTATTAATAGTTTTAATGCGGTTTTAGGTCAAGCGCTTAATAACTATCTTACTGCTAATGGTTATACCTTAAATGACTGTTTATTAAATACTTTAACAACTAATTGGTTTGTAGAAATAAAAATTAATGACTCAACTGTTATTCAATACCCATTTTTTGATGGAATTGGTTATACCAATATAAGTTTAAGCTCGCCACAACCAAATGATTGGGATTCCGCATTATTAATAGCATTAAATGATTTAACAATTTACGGATATGACTATTATTTAACAACTACCGATACTATAGTTATTTATAATTCAATTTGCTCCACTTCAGCCTTTGGTGATAACTTCAAACTAAATGTCGGAATAAACTTTAATATTTTATGTAATTAATGTCTTGTACTTTATTATATACCTCAACTATAACTGGTGATTGTTCAAATACTAATGTTGGAGGATTCACTATAGATATTAATGGTAGTGCTCCTGATTATTCAATTCAGTGGATTAACCCATCTTCTTTAGGAACTATAGCGTTAGGTGCTGGTGTTATACAATATGAGGTTACATCATTATCTGCGGGGACTTACACATTTAATATTATTGATTCATGTATACCAACATTAACGATTGTCCCCGTAAATGTATATATATCAAGTGGAACGTGTGTAAGTATTGATTCTCATACTAATGCTACTTGTGGCCAAAATAACGGTAGTCTTACCGCATCAACCCAAAATCTTTATGGTATAAGTCAATTCTACCTTTACGATACAATTAATGGTTATATTACTTCGGCGTCATCAGTGACAAATACTTTTGCATTTGATAATATGTTAAGTCCTGGAATTTATTATGTTATAGGTGATGATGGTGGTGGATGTTCCGGTAAGTCAGAAACATGTATTGTTCAAAGTGCGGAAACATTTGACTACGGATTTTATGTTGTTAATGATGCGGGGTGTGCGGTAAATTCGGGTAAAATATTTATTACAGGATTAACAGGCACGCCACCATACACTTATTTATGGTCAAACGGAGGAACAAACTCATCAATTAGCGGTTTAAGTGCCTCGACTTACGGTGTTATTGTTACTGATGGTAATGGATGTACTATTTCTAAATCGGTAACGGTATTACAAGTGCCATTAGTTGGTTTAGGAGCGTTTACCTCAATTAGTCCAACTTGTTTTGCGTCTAACGGAGAAATTACGGTTACGGTAACAGGTGGAACCGCGCCATATTATTTTTCAGGTTCAAATGGGACTGTTTATATTACATTTGACCAAACTTACACTTTTACAAATTTAGCTTCAGGTGTTTTTACAGTACAAGTGACGGATGCTGGTTTATGTAATTTTGTTGCAAGTACAACATTATTACCTCCAGGAGGATTTAGTATTGTTGGTATTGGTGTTAATAATTCAAACTGTAACAATAACGGGGGGTCTTTAAACCCAATTCAATTATTTGGTGGTAGTGGTAATTACACCTATGACTTACAATATCCTGATGGACATCATGATATTGTAAGTACAACAAATCAAAATTGGCAATTTACGGGACTTTCAGGAGGTACTTATAATTTAACAATTAATGATGGTGTCTGTACCTTTACCAGTGCTTATACTATCAATAATACTGTTCAATTTAATTTAACAACAACAAGTACAGGAACAACTTGTGGTTTTACTAATGGAGCTATTAATTTAGAAATTTCAGGTAGTACAGGGCCTTATACTTACTCAATAAATGGGTTAAGTTTGGTTTCGCCTTTAAGTGCTTATACATTTAGTAATCTGGCCTCAGGAACATATACGGCTAGTGTTACAGACTTTAGTGGGTGTCAACAAACTAATTCTGTATTAGTTGCCCCATCCGCAAATCCTAATTTTATATTAAATGCGACAAATACAGTAAATGGTTCTGATGGTACTATCACCGCATACATAACTAATGGTTTACCACCATTTACTTTAAATTGGAGTAGTAACGTAAATGGACAAACAGGGGATACGATTAATAGTTTATCAGCTGGCACGTATTCACTTACAGTTATAGATTTTAATGGGTGTTCTACAATATCAAGTGTTATTATTACGGGTACAAATAGTGTGGCATCCTATCAGACATATACAATATGTGATACTGATTTTATCAATTCACCAAATGCAATTAAAACGGGGCCTAAACAAATGTTAAATGAAGGTTTTTATGATTTAACATTTAATGATATAAATTGTGTGTTAAATGAAGCAATTTTTGAGGCGATTGTGAGTGTTAGTGGTGATGTTTTAACTCAACAATTTTATGCTGGTACAACATTAAACGAATATCCTGCAGATAATCAATTTTATGACACAATTACGGGGTTATTATTACAATTTGATGGTATTGCAAGTGTGGATATTAATCCTCTAAGAAACACTATTCAAATTTTAACTGATTGTGACTCGTTAGTTTCTTTATCGGATGCTCAAGTTATTATTAACATGAAAATATATTATGATATCTCGTGCGTTAGTTGTCCTAGTCCAACACCAACACCGACACAAACACCAACGCCAACTAACACTCCTACACCAACAGTCACACTTGGGTTAAGTCCAACACCAACAAATACCTCAACTCCAGCAAATACGCCAACACCTACACCAACAAAAACACCAACTCCAACACCTTTACCGATAATACCAATATGTTCTGTGATAATTAATGGTAGTACTAACGTATCCGCCTATTTTCCATCATCAAATACTAACGTATCTTTAGGTTTTTCAGTAAGTGCACTTGATATTGCACATACAACAACTAAACTATGGTTGGATACTGGATTGATAATTAAAGAATATAACATAACATTAAACCCTTGGTCAAAAACGTTCAACAGAAACATCGCATACCCTTCAGGTGTTTCTTTAGGGGCTGGTTTAGGTGCCATTAGCAGCTCTCAGTTAATCTCAACAAACACTTCAGTATCTCCTAATCAAATAATTACTTTAGATATTACCACAAGTACCGCAGTTTCAACTGTGATTGGAACACTACTGCCTGGTAGGGAGGTTTCGGGTGATATTTTATTAACAACAACAAATAAAATATTAGTTACTAATTCAACTACCTCAGGTCCATATCTTACATATCTAACCCAATATAGTTATCCGTCAGGTACTTTTGAAGTTGAGGTCGATATTACGTCAACCACACCCCAACCGTATGGTATATTTATCGATAGTGGTAATATATATGTTTGTAACAATGGTGGTCAAATATATAAGGTTAATGTTAACTTTCCATATACACAAACATTATTTAATAACTCAGGGTTATATGTTGAAGGAGCATCTCAAGTACCAAGTTGTTGTAATACTAACCTAAACTTACCTATAACATACTATACTTGGTTTACTAATCTTGATACCTACACATCATCTGATATTACTCCCTGTATAGCCACTGGTTGTGGGGCAAATTTATACACAGCAACATCGACAATAGCTCCTGGAATTGTAATATATCAGGATAATGCTTTAACAATACCATTTGTTGGTACTAATTATGGTGTTTCAGGTGGTGGATGGGGTAGATTGTTTTTATCAGATGATTGCCCAATAATTGGATTGAGAAATATTGCACAAGTAAATGGTTCAGGACAAGTTCTAAGTAATTATACATGTTAATATATGACAAACTCAATTAGTTTACTGGTAATTAATCAATTGGGTCTTTTTTACCTAAACCACCATAAAGTCTCATAAGTTTTAGGGATTCATGATAGTTTTTTTCTAATCTGTCTAGTTCTTTTTCAGGGACACCTTTTTCACAGGCAACCTCATACGCATCTTTAGATTCAGAAACCAATTTTGATATTGTTTTTAGTAGTTTCATATAGTATAAATATCTACCAAAACACCATTTATTAAGATGGATGATTAATTATATTTATTTTAAAACATAAAATGGATAAAAATTTAAGATTTGTATGTGCCCAACCTGATGTACCATATTTTTATTGGCAAGTTAGGGTGTACGTTGAAAATTTTATAGAAAAAGGTATTTTACCAAACCAAATACATGTTATTTTTGGTATAGTAACACCAAATACCGAACCAACTTCAGATTCGTTAAAATTAAAAGAATTGGGAATTAATATCCATCATTATTTAGACGACAGAGAACAAAAACATTATATTCCAAACATTAAGCCATTTTTAATTCATAAATGGTTAAAGGAATTCCCTCAACACGGAGAATGTTTTTTCTTACATGATGCTGATATAATTTTTAGAGAATTACCTGATTTTAAAACATTAATGGAGGATGATGTTTTATATCTTTCAGATACTGTTGGTTATATTGGGTTTAATTACATTATGGATTGTTGTAAAAGATATGAATCTCATCACCCACAATCTAAACAAGGGCAATTACTACAAGAAATGGTTGATGTTATTGGTGTTACGACCGAATGTGTTGAATGTAATGAAAATAATTCAGGCGGTGGTCAATATTTGATTAAAAAAACAGATTGGATGATTTGGGAAAAAATCTATATGGATTGTGCGCCACTATATGACCAAATGATGGATTACCAAAAACGTTTCCCAATAAACCAAGGTGAAATACAATTTTGGACTGCAGAAATGTGGTCTTTATTATGGAACTTATGGTATTTTGGAAAAGAAACTAAAGTAGTTAAAGATTTAGATTTTTCATGGGCAACCGACTCAATTTCTATTTACGAACAAAGACCAATACTTCATATGGCAGGAGTAACTTCAGATATGAAAACAACTAAATTTTATAAAGGTGATTTTATTAATGTTAATCCATTAATTAAGTTAACGGAAAATTTTGAATATTTTGATTATGTTGAAGAACATAGTTCTACAAAAAAATATATAGATGTTATGAAATCTATAGTAAAAAAACAATAATCTGATTATTTATAGTATAAATAACAATGACTAACACGACATCTTTACTTCAACAAAAAAACGAATGTGATGTAATTACAATATTTCCAATGACCGTTGAGTGTTTAGTTAACAATCCGTCATCACAAAATGCGACTGATGGAGGTTTATCTATTTCTATAACAGGAGGAACACCACCATACATAGTTGCTTGGAGTAATGGTAATATATCTCCGGCAATTAATAATTTAGGTGCTGGTAGTTATACGGCAATAGTTACTGACTATTCTTGGTCAGGGAGTGGTCCTGATTATACGGCAACTACAACATGTGTGTTAACCGCACCTATAACACCTACAACTACAACCACAACAACGGTTGCTCCTGTATTACTCTATGATATTTGTTTAACAGTGTATAAACAACCAAGTAATTATCAAATACACTTTAACCCTAATGGTATATATAATGGTATCTATAGTAGTGGTTATCAATCATGGATATCAGATGACTCAGTATACCAAATTGTTTGGGGTACACTATACCAGTCATGGACTGTAATTCCGCCCCCAACAAATCCTGGTTATTATTTACTATCACCCTCACCATATCCACCTTTAACGGGATGGTATATAAATGGTGCGTTAGGAACTGTTGTATCAAATCAAGGTCTTTGTGTACCGTTACCAAGTAACCCGTCATTTACATATTCACTTACTCAACCAACTTGTATATGTGATGGTAATATAATTATAACGGCTTCTAATGGAACACCACCATATCAGTACTCAGTTGATAATGGAGTGACATTCACTAGTAATTCAGGGCTCTTCACAGGAAAATGTCCTGGAACTTATAGTTTACAAATTAAGGATTCGTTAAATAATTTAAGTACTGTTTCTACGGCTACCTTAAATAATTTTATTGGAATAACAACATATACTCTTAGTTTGTCACCAGTATCTATTACAACGGTAAACAATAACACAACTGTAACAAAACAATATACTTGTACCGTAAATGTTTCACCACCAATCCCTGTTGGAACAACAATTACGTTTGATGCACAACACATAAATGTGCTTGGTAGAGGGCCTGCCTCAACTGACGCAACTATTGTGACTAATAGTGTTTTAACTAAAAATTCAACAGTAATACCAATAACTTCAAGCCCGTCATCAAGTAATACTACCACACAATTAGGTGCCGGTTGTCAATCGGCGCCAATACATAATACAACCCAAACTGATAACTGGATTTCGGTATCAATGACAAATGGTGATACCATGGTTATTAATACCACAACAACTATGACTAAAATACAACCAGTACCTCATTGTTTCTTTGCGGATTTCGGTGACACATTTTTTGCAGTAAATGGGGTTATTAATGGATGTAGTTGTTGTACGTTAATTATGCCAAATAAAGCGGTATAATAAAATAAAAATTAAGGATATTTATAAACATGACTTATATATTAAAAAATACATCGGGATTAATTAATACTAGATTAACAGACACTGGAAGACAAAAATTATCTCAAGGTAATTTTAACATCGAGTATTTTCAAATTGGTGACGGAGAAGTTTCATATAACTCTTTACCAAGTTCATATAATCAAGCTAATACAAACATATTTGAACCTAATTTTAATTCACAAAATTCAGCACCAACACAATCAAATAAACAATATGTAAAATATCCTTATTATGTTGATGGTGTAACAGGTAATACTTATGGTATTCCTTATTCAGAACCTGTGGTTTCTCCTGTATATAACCGAGCGGCAATGAGAGGATTTTTTACGGGAGACCTTAGTGCGACAACAATTAATTGGAGTGCAATTACAAATAGTTCTCATGTTATTAATTCTAATTATGTTGTTGATATGTCAGTATTAACTGGCGGTACCACGATTATGTTAATTTATTCAGGTTGTAACACCAATATTGTTAGAATGCCTGCTATAGGTGATTTATTAACAATCTATTATGATGGTAATGGTGACCACAATTGTGCCTGTAGTACTTACCCAACGCCAAGCCCAACACCTTCACCAACCCCAACTCCAACCCCATCATATGACCCTTGTATCTTACCACCAACCCCAACTCCGTCACCAACATTTTGTCCAATAACACCGACACCAAATTGTGACCCTGTTGTGGAACCAGAATGTCTTATGGATATGAGTAGTTGTTACCCAATGATGACATATAAAATTGTCGATATTTGTTTAGGTGTTTACACATTAGATAGGCCAACACCTAATTTTTCAGGAAGTTCAAATGTTTGTTATGCGAGAACTATCGTATATCCGCCAAATATGACATCACTTTATGATACACTAACACCATGTAAACATTGGAATGAGGATGTTATTAATTTTGAGTCTGTTTGTTATACAGATGAGTTTGATGTTAAAATTTGGAATATGAATATTCCATGGTCGGAAAATCCTGCGGGGTTAATTCCGACAATAAATGAAGGATTTGCGGATTTTGGTTCAGCGACATATATCGGGTCAAAAGAATATTTGGGTTATATGTCGAATAGTGGGCAGACTGACAGCAGTTCAGTATACTACTACAACTCTTTCGATGAAAAAGTTACTGTACAACCAAAAGACCAAAAATCTATTGCCATTATTCACTATACAAATCAAAGTATTGATTTCTTTTATGGTGAAAAATTTGCATTAGAACCTTATGACCCTACGGCGCCTGCTAATACTATTGGGCAAGCAAGAAACTTTAGACTACATATTCCATGGCTTATGTGGCATAAAAATCCTGAATGTTGTTTAGGTGAAACTTTTTGGGTTGACCCTCCAGGGTATGACGGATTAAATTTATTTCAAGTACAATACTTGAAATCTACTAAGAATGCGGATATGAATAACCCTGGTATGAGATACTACCAATTATGGGATACTAATACAAATGATGACGGGTTCCCAAGTAGAGTTGGTAAAGTTTTCCCTGACCAAAAAATTATAGTGATTGATGATGAAGAGATTATTGCTGCTATGTCTTATAAATCAAATCGTAATTGGACTCTACCTTCACCAAAACTTACTTTAGTTGCACCAAATACATGTGGTACTGATAATACTTCATATATTGGTGTGTTAACAGGTGATACTGAGTATATGTATGTGACTTATAGAATTAGTAATACGATTAATTTTACTAATTCATTACATTGTAACTATTATACTAGAATACAAGGTCCAAATTTAACTTGTATACCAAGTGCGTCGCAAAACGTGTCAATTAGGTTTGGTCCGGAGTTTGGTTGTTTAAATCAACCAGATTATACACCAACAACTACAACAACTACAACTACAACAACATTATGTCCATCTGTTTGTTATACGCCACAAGGATTTTACGGTGATAAATTTGAAATTATATGTCAAAAAGTTATTGGTGATATTAGACCTGATTCGTCCGAGTGGAAAATAATCGATGTAACATCACAATTAAGTGCAACAACCGTTGGAGGGTATATTACTCAAAACGGTATAACAGGTAATACATTTACTATTACTCAAGATGACTATGATAATGCACCTTATTACGATTTAAATACATATATACCTCTAACCCCTGTTGGAAGCACTACACCATCTTTAAATTTTGGGGACGAATATTATTTCTATGGTTCGTTAGAAACGGATATTCAAGCTACAATATATGAGATGAGGTATAAAATTAATTTAGGTGTTGCTGAATTTCAAGCAACTTCAAACCCAACATGGACTCAAGGGACTGACTCATATATAACTGATATTGGTCTTTACGATTCTGATAAGAATCTTATGATTATATCAAAGATGCAATCACCTGTTTTAAGACAAGGGATTCAACAGTTCCTGGTTAAATTTGATTTCTAATTTTAAGGTTGGATATAATCACTAAAACTTTTTTATAGAACAAAAAATGATTAGAAATAAATTAAAAGAAAGTCCAAAAGTTTTAGGTCTTGATGTGTCAACTCGAACAATCGGTGTTGCATTATTTGATATACAAAGTAGAGAATTATTAGAATTAACTCACGTATCACCAGTTCCAAAACCAAAAGAAGAGTCTAAAATTAAGGAATTATTACTTAAGAGTGATATTTTTAGAAATAAGTTAATTGAATATAAAGACTTAGGTATTGTTAAGGTTATTATTGAAGAACCATTATTAAATTCAAATAATGTTTATACTATTAGTATTTTATTAAGATATAATACCTTAATTACTAAAGAAATTTATGATGTTTTAGGTATTGTACCTGAATTTATATCCACCTATAATTCACGTAAGTTTGCTTACCCTGAATTAGTTAGAGAAAACAACAAAAATAAGTTTGTTTTATTTGGGGGATTCCCAAAAGACTGTGATAAAAAACAAATCATATGGGAACAAGTTGCTAAAAGAGAACCACAAATACAGTGGTTGTATACTCGAAACAATACATTAAAGAAAGAAAACTTTGACCAAACAGACGCCTATACTTGTGTATTAGGTTATATGAGACAAGAAAAACTTTGGTAATATCGTATAAATAACCGATAATATAGAATATCGTCTTTTTAGACGATATTTTTTTTTACCTTAAAGTTTTGATTTACTCAATTTTGAGCAGTAGTTGAGGTTATTATAATTGGAACACCACAGTTTGCGGTTGTTACTGTAAAAGAATAGTTTATTTCAAAAACTTGGTCAATAGATAATACAGAGTTGTTGTATGAACCAATACTTAATTGAGCATTCGAAATAAATCCGGTACAAAATGATGAAGGTACCATTGCCTGTAAATAAACCGATACCACAGCACCTGTTTGAACTGAAAAAGTATTTGAATAGACACCAGCAGCTAAGCTAGATTGAAACGTATATACTATAACACCATTAACTTTTATATTACCCGTTGTCCAAGAACAATAGGTTTTTGTGTGAGTGTAAGACATGGTACAAGGTTGTGGTGTTACAGTTGTTGTTGTTGTTGTTGTTGGTGTTGCCGCCGCAGAACAAGCATTACAACTAGGGTATGTTGAGAAACCAGTGAAGTAATTACCAGACCAAGTAATTACATTTGTGTTTGGGGAAAATTGTCCCGGTGAACATAAGGAAGAGCCAATAAATTTCCAACACACCCCTGTAGTAGGGTTACGTAAAACATTCCCAACAATAGTTGTTGGTGTTGCCGGTACAGTTTGAACTAAGACCTGCAGGGTACTAGATGAATTGTTATTATTGTTAGTACAATCTGTAAACACATAATAAGTTAAACATGGAGTTGGAGTTACGGTTGATGATGGTGTTGGAGGTAATCCTGATGTTACGGTAGGAGTTGGCGTTTGTGTTGGTGTTTGGGTTGGCGTATTTGTTGGTGTACTTGTTGGCGTAATAACACAGTTTAAACAATCACCTAAATTAGAAAAACCAAAAGGACCTGCAAGTAAATCCATTTGGTTAATACCTATGATATCGTTGTTTACCCCAATATAACTCACACATTTTGACACACCATCAACAAGTGATTCAAAAACCATATATATTTCTATATCAAGACCTGGAGTTGGGTTCTCAAGGACACTTGTTGTATAATACATACTACCATTAAAACAGTCTTGGAATTGTTTACTTGATGGACATTTAATTAAGTCATTAACAGTATTAAATGTTACGTTTCCTAAAAAGTCACACGGTCTGTCAATTGCGGGTGTAGGTGTTGGTGTGGTTGTTACTGTAGGTGTTGGTGTTGGTGTAATAGAACTAATCGTTGCATCAACACTAACATTTGAACATACATTTATTGGTGTCTGAGTAGGTGTCTGAGTAGGTGTTGGGGTCTGAGTAGGTGTTTGCGTTGGAGTAGGAGTAAAGTCACAATCAAATAATGCCGTAAAGTCAACATCACACGGTAATGTAGGTGTTGGCGTTGGTGTAGGACAAATACCTGCAAGTAAATTGTCGTCACATAAATCAGGACAAATACTATAACAAGGTGATTTACCCGATAATAAACAAATACCACCTAAACTGGTCGATAAACACCATTGAGTGTTTGTCGTGTCATAATAAATAAATAATGAATTTAATGTACCAACCCAATAAAAATTAATACCATAAGCACCAACTCTTACGTAGTTATCGTCCCATAAGACATTGCCCGTATCATATAAACAATAGTTTATTACCGTACAAAAACCTACAGGTATTGATGTTTCAGTTGGTGTTGGCGTTGGTGTTTCAGTTGGTGTAGGAGTATTTGTTGGTGTTTGGGTTGGAGTTTCGGTTGGTGTAGGAGTATTTGTTGGTGTTTGGGTCAGCCCATTTGTTGGCGTATTTGTTGGTGTTTCAGTTGGTGTTGGTGTTTGGGTTGGTGTATTTGTTGGTGTTTCAGTTGGAGTATTTGTTGGAGTTTCAGTTGGTGTTTGGGTTGGTGTTTCAGTTGGTGTTGGTGTTGGTGTTTCATTTGGGGTTGGAGTATTTGTTGGTGTAGGTGTATTTGTTGGTGTTTCAGTTGGCGTATTTGTTGGTGTTTCAGTATTTGTTGGTGTATTTGTTGGTGTTTCAGTATTTGTTGGAGTATTTGTTGGAGTATTTGTTGGTGTTTCAGTTGGAGTATTTGTTGGAGTATTTGTTGGGGTATTTGTTGGTGTTTCAGTTGGCGTTGGTGTAACTGTTGGTGTTGGAGTATTTGTTGGAGTATTTGTTGGTGTAGGTGTATTTGTTGGTGTTTCAGTTGGCGTATTTGTTGGTGTTACAGTATTTGTTGGGGTAACTGTTGATGTAGGTGTATTTGTTGGGGTATTTGTTGGGGTATTAGTCGGAGTTTGAGTCGGCGTTTGAGTCGGAGTATTTGTTGGAGTTACAGTATTTGTTGGAGTATTAGTTACAGTATTTGTTGGAGTATTTGTTGGAGTATTTGTTGGAGTATTTGTTGGTGTTTCAGTTGGAGTATTTGTTGGAGTTACAGTGTTTGTTGGAGTATTAGTTGGCGTAGATGTTGGAGTTTCAGTTGGGCTTGGTGTAGGAGTATTTGTTGGAGTTATTGTATTTGTTGGTGTTACAGTATTAGTTGGAGTATTAGTTGGAGTATTAGTCGGTGTATTAGTTGGTGTATTTGTTGGAGTTACAGTATTAGTTGGCGTTATTGTATTTGTTGGTGTTGAAGTATTTGTTGGAGTATTAGTTGGAGTTGTTGTTGGTGTTGGTGGAGGATTTGTTGAGGTAAGAGTTGGGGTGGGTGTTGGAGTTTCAGTTGGACTTGGTGTAGGAGTATTTGTTGGAGTTACAGTATTTGTTGGTGTTGGTGTATTTGATGGTGTTGAAGTATTTGTTGGTGTTATTGTATTTGTTGGTGTTGATGTATTTGTTGGCGTTATTGTATTTGTTGGTGTTACAGTATTAGTTGGAGTATTAGTCGGCGTATTAGTCGGCGTATTAGTTGGAGTATTAGTTGGAGTTGGAGTTGGGGTTGGGGTTTGGGTTGGAGTGTTAGTTGGAGTTGGAGTTGGGGTAGGTGTTGGGCTAAGTGGTGGTGTACAATACCAACTTGGAGCATTACACATGTTTAGAGTAACAGTTACAGTTGAATAAGTTGCGTTAGTTTTAACGTCATTAATATATAAATATGGAATTGGGTTTAGTATATTAACACACATGTTGAATGTACCAGGCACCTCAAATGGGTATGATAAAGTTTCTCCAAGCTGACAATTATACATGTCAACAAATACTACTCCGTCAACTGCAGGGTCAGTATTACCTACGGCATCATTTAAGTCCTTAGAATCAATATAAATGTCAACACACGTACAAGTTGGTAATGGTATAATATTGGGACTTTGACATTTTGCCGTATGGTCGACCATACAAGCGGCACAACCACCTCCAGGTGTATACTCAAAATAGGTGTTAACACTATTATAGTGAGTCTCAACATAACCAGCAAGTTTGGCCTCCCAACATACATCATTTGTGTCATAATAAATTTTACCTGCAATAAACTCTGAGTTTGTAACTCCATCAATTGTTGGCGTACATGGCCTAATAATTACTGCATTGTTAAAACAACATCTTAAAAATACTGTATTACATTCTGGTATTTGCGGCATTTATTTTAGTTTTTTTGTTATATGGTTATCTCAGTCTATAAATACCTTTAAGGTTCTTTTTATTTTTAAAAAAAATTGTAATACAAATAACGTTTTTTACAAATTTCTCACTTAACCCAACGTAAATTTGTTGTATATTAATTAATTTCATATTCCATTCCTATAATAGTATCAATTTAGGTTTTAATGGTTATAAACTTAAATAAGTGATAACTTCACAACTATTATTATCAATAACCTTTAGATTAAAACTTAACTGACTTCCCATAACTGACGGAATAACAAACGAGTATGGCGCCGAATTGATTGTGTCAATATAAATACATATTGTTATTGGGTCGTCACAAAGATAAATATCAAATGGAGATGCTCCTGTAATGTTGTTAATTGTTATATTTGTTGACATTGAGATTTCTTTTTAGATAAATATAATCAGAGCCAAAAACTTGTGAAGGTTGATTAACTTAATATTTTTAATTATTATGTGTTATATGTCAGACGATAAAGAAATTTTATTAGAATTACTTAGGGAAATCCTTGGTGATGAAAAACAACATTATGAGTCTAAAGGGCAAATCGCGTTCGACTGTGTAATATGTGATGAAGATAGACATAAAGGTAATTTAGAGGTTAACTACTTACATCACGTATATAAATGCTGGAGTTGTGGTGACGTTAATAATACTAAAGGACCTCTTGGTAAATTATTTGACCAATTTGGAAATAAAAAACAAAAAAAAGTCTATAAACTACTACAACCCGAAGAGTTTAAACCCAAAGAAGAAAAATTTCAAAAATTAAGACTACCTGAAAGTTTTACTTTATTTAAGGACTCAAGTACCGTTTATCCTGTTAGAAGACAAGCCTACAACTACTTAAAGAACCGTGGTATTGGTGATGATATTATTGAAAAATATGGTATTGGATTTTGTGATAATGGTTCCCATAAAGGTAGAATTATTGTACCATCGTATGATAAGAAAGGTGAACTAACTTATTATATCGCAAGAAGTTGGGACCCAAACACACGAGCTAAATATAAAAATCCACAAGCGGAAAAAGATAAAATAATCTTCAACGAACACTTAATTGATTGGAAAAAAGATATATTTTTAGTTGAGGGTGTTTTTGACGGGTTTTTCCTACCAAATAGTATTGCAATGTTGGGTAAACATATGAGTGAATTATTATTTAACTCGTTATACAATAAAGCAAAAAAAAATATAATAATTTCATTGGATGGCGACGCTTGGGACAATTCAACTAGATTATACGAAGAATTAAACGGTGGTGGTCTATATGGTAAAATAAAACTATTAAAATTACCAAAAGATAAAGACGTTTGTGATTTAAAAGGTGAAATTAACGACTATTATTATACTATGAAGTTTTAATATGGAAATTGGTAAATTAATTAAAGTTAAAGTTGGTGATATCAAAGCTCCTGAATGTATTGTTTGGACGACGGACAATTTAGATATGGTTGATGAAATTATTAAGAATTACGATGTGAATATTAGTGCTATTAAGATATCAAAAGATTTTAAACTCATTGATGGTGGTCATCGACTTTGCATACTTTGGGAAGAATATGGGGATAAACATGAGATAATGGTTAGACAAGTTCCAATCAATCAATGGTTGTTTTATACCATATTATTTACGTTTTTACCAATATTATTTCCCGTGGGAATTGTTTTGAGGGTTTTAAAACAAAAAAAAAATAAAAAAAAATGGAATTAAATAAGATTGCGGAAGAAATTCGAGAGATTTTACAGAAAAGGAGAGATGAGTTAGATTTAACCTTTGTGGAGGACACTCACACATATTATATGAAGGATTTAGATGGTAATATCAAAGATGATTACCCTTCGGTGAGTAAGGTTATGAAATATTTTTACGAGGAGTTTGATAGTGAAGGTATCTCTTTAAGAAAGGCTAAGGGTGACCTTGAAGTCCAACAACAATTACTTGATGAGTGGAAAGCTGCTGGTGATTATTCTACAAACATGGGTAGTAGAGTACACTATTTGTTAGAGAAGAAACTTATAGAAATGTTTGGTAATTACAAGGAAGTGCGACAACCAATTTTTGATTGTGACTTTACACAGATACTTAAAGGTGATTCAATGGTCTCGGCTGGAAGTGATTATTTAAATCTTATGATTGAAAGAGGTGCGGTGTTATTAGATACTGAGATTGTGTTAGGTGACCCTGAATTAGGTTATACAGGACAACCTGATAAGGTGTGGTTAATCTTTAATAAAGAAATGACCGAGTTTGGTTTGATAATTACCGATTGGAAATCCAATAAACCTAAAAACTTTGAACAGACTCATTTTACGACAAAAATGAAATACCCATTTCAAAAACACCCAAACAATGCTTTAGGTCACTATTTCACACAATTACCATTCTATGGTAAATTGTTACTTAAAATGTTGAAGGGTACTAAATATGAAAATATTAAACTATACGGATGTATTGTTGTTTTAGTAAAAGAGATTGGTGAGTATGAGGAATTTAGAGTACCTAAAGAAGTAATTACAACTATTCTTGATATGGATATGAAAAAATATTTGACTAAAAAATAAAAAATAACTATATTTTATTATGAAAAATAATATAACATTGGTATGGGTGCATACCACAACTTTGGATTATTTTATTCCAAATGGATTAACAATAAATTATATAATTAAATAAAATGGAAGATATTTTAAAACCAAAAATTGACCTTAAAAAACAACCAACTGTTGAATGTGAAAAATGTTCCTCAAAATATTTTAAAGAAGTTGTTTTGATAAAAAAAGTTTCTAAACTAATGACTGGTAGTTTTGATGATACGTTAGTTCCATTCCCAACATACCGATGTGATGATTGTGGGCATGTTAATTCGGATTTTGTGTTATTTGACGAAGGTAATAATACTAATTTAGTTTAAGATGGACTATAAAGAATTTTACATTTGGTTAGATGGGTTTATGACAAATAGATGTTGGACAACAATTAAACAGATTGACATTCAAAGCATTCAAGATAAAATGAAAGAAGTTAAAGATGATTTACCTAAATTAGGTGGTAATAAGTTATCTAATGAATTTATACCAAACGCGGCACCAACCAATCCTTTAAGAGATATGATTTGGGATATCCAAAAAAAATAGTAATGTGATTATGATTGAAGATATTAAAGTTATACACCTTAAGAGTAATGCTCAACAACTTGAAACATGGATTGCCATGTTAAATGGTGAAATTATAGGCCACATATATATGGAACGAGAAGAAAGTAATAAAATAAAATTCTTAGATGCTTGGGTACATGAGGAACATAGACTAAAAGGTGTTTTTAGAATGTTGTGGGATACTAGATGGGAATATGTTAAAACTCGTTATAGTGGATATACAGTATATGCTTGGTGTAAACCAGGTTCATTACCATTATTAATTGAAAAAGGATTCACTGAAGGTGAGACATCAACTTATGTTGAAAAAATAATAGAATAAATAAATTAAAACTATGAAAAACTTATTAACCATCATTGTTAGTACATCAATTCTTATTGGAATATTTGCCGCCATTATCAATAATAGAGCGAATACCAAATTCAGTGGAGTAATAAAAGATAAAGAAAGAATAATTGATAGTCTTAAAAAAAACCCCCATGTAGACACTCTATGGTTATCATTACCTGAAGACTCCATTAAGGTTCAAATAGGAAAACAATTAAAAAAAATTCAATCTCAAAGGGATAGAAATCGGGCGTTGAAAGAATATATTATTTTTTTAGAAAATGATAACCAATTTTTAGGTAGTGTTCTTGCAGAGAAAGAATTAAAAGACGGTATCAAATAATAAATAAATTACTAAAAACATAAAAAATGAAAAAAAGAACACTTAACGAGTTAAGACAAGAAAAAGAATTTGGTTACAAACCACCGGTAGATAAGAAAACAAAACCGGAACAAATTTTTGAGATTAAAATTACCATAACAGATGGAGAAAAAAAAATAAAATCAAAAATTAATGTTTCCGATTATAAAACATCAAAAGAATTACATAACGTTAGTTTAGTTGATGAAACAGTGGCCGCTTTATTAGTTGAATTTGAAAATAATATCAAATAATAGAAGTAAAAATGATTGATATGTTATATAGATTAAGATATAAATTATTAAAATATGTGTTGTATAATCAACGTAAGATTGATAAAACAACAAAGATTACCCTAAACGATTAAACTTAATTTAAATTGGAAAATTATTTAGAGGTGGGCCAAACACCACTTATCCCTATTGATATTGATGGAGTCATTATTTGGGGTAAGGCAGAATTTATGAACCCATCAGGTTCTGTTAAAGACAGACCAATCAAAAACATTTTAACACGAGCGGTAGAGAATGGTTTATTATCCAAAGGAGGTACCGTTGTTGAAGCAACTAGTGGAAACGCAGGTATTTCATTTGCCATGTATTGTGCCGAAATGGGGTTTAAATGTGTTATTGTAATGCCATCTAACATGAGTGAAGAACGTAAAAAAATGTTACGTCTATATGGTGCGGAACTTATTGAAGTTGGACCTGGTGATTTTGATTCTGCAATTAAATTAAGAGATGAGTTGGCAGAAAAAAATGGATGGTTTAATGGAAATCAATTTGCATCGCCTTGGAATATAGAGGCTCATAAAGAAGGGACAGGTGTTGAACTAATGTATCAGGCAATTAGTAATAAAATTAGACCATCAGCATTTGTATTAGGAACTGGTACTGGTGGAACACTAATGGGGGCGGGAGAAACACTTAAAAATTTTTATTATGATATGGAAATTGTTGCGGTTGAACCATCAGAGTCACCAGTAATGAGTGGAGGAGAATCAGGATTACATGGGATTCAGGGAATTGGTGATGGTTCTAAGTTTATGGTTGATTTAGATTTTGTTGACCACATTATTACAATATCAACAGAAGAGGCGACTCAAATGAGTCGTAGATTATCTAAAGATTATGGAATCTTTGTTGGAATTTCTGCGGGAGCAAATGTTTTGGCCTCACTTAAATACGGACAAAAGTTTGATAAGACAAATATTTTCACTATACTTTGTGATAGAGGAGACAGATACCTTTCAATATTATGATTAAAACTTTAGTACACTTTTCTGATTTACATATCAGATTATATAAAGACCACAATTTATACCGTTCAATATTAGAACCCGCAATTGAACAATGGAAAGAATTGTCTCCTGACCGTATTATATTTACGGGAGACTTGGTCCACAGTAAGAATCAATTAACTCCAGAACTTATTGAGTTTGTTGTTTGGATTTTAACAGAATGTTCTAACATTGCTAAAACAATTATTATACCTGGTAATCACGATTTTTTAACAAATAATACCGAAAGATTAGACGCTCTTACACCTATCATTAATTCTTTGAATAATGATAATATTGTATACTACCGAGATAGAGGTGTGTATGAGGATGATAACATTAGTTGGTGTGTTTATTCTCAATACCAAGGAAATATTCCTCCTGATATTATTGATGGTAAGGGAAGAAAGATTGGTTTATTTCATGGTCCTATTTCAGGTTTAAAAACAGACCTTGGATTTGAGTTTGGTGAGGAAGCGTATGAGATTGAAAAGTTTGATGGTTTGGAAACCGTATTATGTGGTGATATTCACAAACGAGCTGAGTTCCAAATTAAAGGGGGTAAAGGTTATATGATTGGTTCAACAATTCAAAATAATTTAGGTGAAAGTATTAGTAAACACGGATATGGTATTTATGATGTTGAAAACAAAGAATATAAATATAAAGATTTATTTAATCCAAAACCTTATCTTTCATTTAAAATAACATCATTTGAGGATATTATAAATGGAAAAGAAAAACTCACAAATGTATAATATTGATATTAATAACACTAAAGAAATCTATGATTTTTGTTTATTAAATAAAATTTTGGATATTGATGGGTTTATTAATAAATGTTTTAAGAATGGATTTCATATTGAAAAGTATGGTTTTATTGGGGAAGACTCAGGTAAAACACTTAATGATGGTGAAAAAGACTTAAAAACGGGTGGGATTCAGGAAAAACGTGTAGAAATCGAGGTAATCCGAGAAATACGGGTGGAAGTACCTGTTGAAGTGATTAAAGAAGTTGAAAAAATTGTGGAGGTTATTAAAGAAGTTCCTGTTGAAAAAATAATTGAAAAAATCATCCAAGTTTCTGATGATACTCAAATAAATGAACTGTTGTTAAAAATACAACAGTTGGAAAACAGGCCACCTGAAATTGTTGAAGTTATTAAAGAGGTCATTACCCAATCAAATAACGATAAGTCATTAATGTTACAAGACACATTGAATAAATTAAGAAAAGAACTTACAGAAAAAAATAGTAAGATAACAGAACTTGAGGGGACTATCAAAAAATTAGAACAAATAAACATAAATCAAGGGGCGGCTTATATGAAAGGGTCGAACCTAACAAAAAACATATAATATGGCAATTTTAATTTGGTTAATCGCCGCTTATGGAATGAGTAACATACTTGTGTACAGTTCCATATTCGCAGGAATGAGAGAGTTCTTCAAAAAATGGGGAAGTAATAAATTAGTACCTTTACACGGGATTGGACAATTCATATCGGATTTACTATCTTGTATGATGTGTACTAGTACATGGGTTGGATTTTTCTTCTCATTATGTTATTACTCACCATCACATGAATTGATTGGTACAAATATTACATCATTCTTTTTTGATGGTATGATAGCCTCAGGATTTGTATGGGGGATAAATGCAATAATAGAATGGTTCGAAGAGAATCGACCTAAATAATTTATAAATAAAAAACAAAAAAATGGGAAAAAAAGCAAAAGAACACAGAAAAAAAACTCAAGCGAGAAACGTAAAAATTAAGGGAGAACAAAAAAAAATGCAAAAACTTTACCAAGACATGTTCAGTAAACAATTAACTGACTTAGAATCTAAATTTTCCGGCGAAACAGAAAATTTAACTGTTAAAGTTGGAGATGTTGAGGTACCTTTTGAGGTGGTGAATAACCCAATTGAAAATATCCTTGAACAAAAACAAGTTGAAAAAATAGAAATTTCTGATTTAGAAAAATAATAGAATGGATTTATTTAATCCACCAATAGAATTTAATTATAAAATAATGAATAGTGAATTAGAGTTTGAAACTTTTGATAATCCATATGTACAAGTTGTATGGGATGATTATGCTGAAAATTTTACTCAAGAAAAGATTAAAAGTGTTAGACATTATTTCCAAAAAAAATACAATACGACTAATGTAAATGTTATTACTAAGACTAAGGCTAGTGATGATGTCACTCATACTGTTGACATATCTTTTAATATCTTGGACAAGAATTATCAGTCTGAATTAGTTAAAACATATCTAACATCTAAATCTTTAGAGAAGTATTTTGATGAGGTAATTCATCTTGATGGGATTGTTGATAATAAATTATTGGTTAATAACAGTGAAGTTACCCCATTTAAACGATGGTTCATTAAGAACATTGAGTTCTCAAATTTCCTTTCATATGGTGAGAATCAGAAATTGGATTTTGAAAAATGTGATGGGATTACCGTAGTTGAGTCTAACCCACCAAATTTTGGAGGTAAAACAGTTTTAACTGTGGATTTATTATTGTTCTTATTCTTTAATGAGACTACTAAAACATCCAAAGCCGAAGAGGTCTTCAATCGATTCACCGATAAGAATAAAGTATCCGTTAAAGGAGAAATCATTATCGATGGTGATGAATATATAATTGTTAGACATATTGAAAGAAAAAAATCTAAGGCGGGAGAGTGGAATGTTAAAACTGAATTGGACTTTTTTAAAAAGTTGTCTGACGGTAGTTTACAAAACTTTACAGGAGAACAAAGACGAGAAACAGAGGCGTTCATTAAAACTTCCATTGGGTCTAAAGAAGATTTCTTAATGACAATCTTAACTACTGCAACTAACTTAGAGGATTTAATTGATTCTAAACCAACTGCTAGAGGGCAAGTTTTGTCAAGATTCATGGGGTTAGATTTTCTTAAAAAGAAAGAAGAGGAGGGAAAGGAAATCTACAGTGATTTCTCAAAATCAATGATGTCTAACATTTATAGTAGTGAAAAGTTAAAAACCGATAATGAAGATTATAATTCTAAAATAGTTGGGTTTAATGAAGAGAACCAACAACTCCAAAAAGATTTAATTAATGTTCAGGAGAGAATCATTAAAGGTCAGGAATACAAAGATAATTTGTTAAAGAGTAAACATAATGACATTGATAAAGAAATCAGTTTACTTTCCCCTGATAAAGTAATTTTGGATATAACAACTCTTAAAAGTCAAAGACAAGGTGTTGAAAAACAATTTTCCGAAATAAAAGTTGTTGAACCATCATCTTTTTATCATGAGGATGAACATGATAAAGTTAAAGAAGACTACAATGAGGAGTATAAGAAAAAAGTTGAGGTTGACCATAAAATAAAAACTATTGAGGATTTGAAGAGTTCTGTTGATGGCGGAATTAAATGTGAACATTGTGGAATTAATTTAATGATGGCATCAATTACCCAATCTAAAATTGCCGAACTTGATGGTTATATTAAGCATAAAGACCAAATTTCGGAGTTAATGCAGGTTTTATTAGGCAAAGAACAAAGTTTCGTACAACTTAAAAAAGAGTTTGATGAGTATGAAAAAAACAAACTAATAAAAGAAAAATACGAACTTAGTATTGAATCGTTTGATTTAAAAATTAAAAGACTCCAAGAGAAGTTAACAAAATATAATGAGTTACAGGATAAGATAACATCCAACGAAAAAATTGAAACCCAATTAATTAAAGCGGGTTTACGTTTAGATGACCTTGATGTTGAAAAAAGTAACACAACAAAAAAAATAAACAGTAACGATTATCAAATCCAAACGTATAAAGATAAGATTGAACAAAATTTAAAAACAATTGTTAAGATTGGTGAAGAGGCGGAACGAGAAAAAATCTACAAAATTTATTTGGAAATATATGGTAAAAACGGAGTATCAAAAATGATTATGAAAACGATGATGCCGTTAATCAATTCTGAATTACAAAGGTTGTTGGAGAATAGTTCTCATTTCAGATTGGAAGTTAATATTAATGATAAGAACGAAGTTGAGTTCCTGATGATTGATAACAATACTCAGGTAGAAAAACTTATGGCCTCAGGTTCAGGTTACGAAAGAACAATCGCCTCTTTAGCGTTAAGAGCTGTATTAAGTAAAATTTGTTCATTACCTAAACCAAATATTGTGGTATTTGATGAAGTCTTTGGTAAAATATCTAACGATAACTTGGATATGGTTTCCGAGTTCTTTACAAAGATTAAAGAATATTTTGAAAAAATATTTGTTATAACACATAACCCATTGGTGACCAACTGGTCTGATAATGTGGTTAAGATTAGGAAGGAAGAAAATATTAGTTTTGTGTCACAATAATTTGATATTAACTAAATAATTTGTAATTTTGTAAAAAAAACATATGAATGATAGATTAACTAGTTATATTTTATTTGTCTTTGCTAAACACGATGAACAGGAAGAGTTTATAACATCGTTAGCTGAGGAACTATCGGTCATATCCGATTCATTAAATATAAAATTTTATTATGGGCCCGAATCTGGTATATTTACTTTTGATACCAAAGATGATTTCTCGGTTATTAAAGAATATATGGATATAATGTTTTGTGAAAGTAAAATTGTTTATATGTTGTTACCATATGACCATGACAAAATATCAGTTGGTTTTTCGGATGATATTTATAACCACTTATTTACACAAAATGTTGGTAAAAATATATCAAGTTTTGAATCTGAGTCGCAAAAAACGTTAAGTGAAGAATTAAAAAGTAGAGTTGATTTATTTTTTGATAAGATAATTGACGATGAGGACGATGATGAGGATGAGATTAAAAAAATTAAATCTAAACTTTCAGTTCCTTCTTTAGATGACTTACTTGATAAAATAAATGATAAAGGCCTTGTATCATTAACAAAAAAAGAACTATCTTTGCTAAAACAATACTCTAAATAAAAAATATGAAAGAAAAAAGCTCATCAATTTCAATTAACCAAGAAGAGATACAAATATATCTTAAGGACATTCGTAAAATAAAAGTTATGACTCCTGAAAGGGAGAGAGAACTTGCAAAGATGATAGCTACTGAGGGTATTACCCAAAGAGAAAAAGATGCAATTCACAAAGAACTTTTAGAAGGTAATTTACGTTTTGTAATTACAGTGGCAAAACAATATCAAAATCAAGGATTAGATTTTCCTGATTTAATAGCCGAAGGTAATTTAGGGCTAATGAAAGCCATTAATAATTTTGATTGGTCTAAAAACCTTAGATTTATTTCTTATGCGGTTTGGTGGGTTAAACAATCAATCTTACAGTCTTTAAATGACAACTCAAGAACAATTAGATTACCTGTTAATGTTGTTCAAGATTTACATCGAGCAAAAAAAGAGGTTGAATCTAATGGTGCTCAACTAGATGATAAATTCCAAAGGTTACCATCGATGATTGATTTGGATATGAATATTAACGAAGATGGTGATACTTTAATTGATATTATTAAGAATGACCAAGCGGAGATGCCTGATGAGATATTTAATAGTAAGGATATGTTAAAGTCAAAACTATTAAATCTTCTTGATTTTTTAGATGAAAGAGAAAAAGTGATTATTGAAGATTATTTTGGATTAACAGGGACACCAAGAACTTTAGAGGATATAGGTGGTGATTTTAACTTAACAAAGGAGAGAGTTCGTCAGATAAAACAAAAGGCTTTAAGGAAAATAAGAAATGAAAGTGATTGTTTATACGATTATATGTAAAAAAAAGAAAACCTTCTATTTATTAAGATAGAAGGTTTTTTACTTTTATAAAAAAAACAAAATATTATGAAAGCAATTTTAAATTTTATTGACACTTGGGGAGTTAGAATCATTACATTATTAATATTAATTATCTTTTTTAAAACTTGTTCGACTAATGGAAAAGTTGAAAAAGTTCAAAAAAGTGTAGTGGAGACTAACATTAAAGTAGATTCATTATCACTTGAATTACAAAAACAAATTAAGATTGAAGGTCTTAAATCTGAAAAAAGAATGATTCAATCTACTGATAGAAAAATTATGGATGTTAACAGACAGACAGAAATTGATAAAGAAATATCTCAACTTGATAAATGAAAATAATTTTTTCATGGATTAAATCCAACCCAATTAGGGCTATGTTTTTATTCCCGATTATATTAGTTGGGATTATTTCTATTTCCCACGTAGTCTCTTGGTATGATTTAGCGAATCCACTTAGTTGGGCAATCTACCTATCAATAGCTATAGAGATTGGCGCTATGACGGCATTGATTGCGGCAACAAATCGAATTAAAGGTGGGGTGTGGTTTATGTTTGGGTTAGTTACTTTTGTACAAATGATTGGTAATATATTTTTTTCTTATAAAGAAATTGACTCCAACGGGGAATTATTCAAATCTTGGGTAGAACTTACTGGCCCAATATGGGAAGGTTTAGGTTCTGACATTACAGATGTTGTATCATTGAAAAGATGGTTAGCATTTTTAGAAGGTGGTTTATTACCAATAATATCTTTAACCTCATTACATTTTTTCATTAAATACGATGAAGGTAATAGGACTGTTGTTGAACCTGAAGTGTTTGAAAAAATTGTTGAAGTAATTAAAGAAGATTCAGAGAGGGACACCAATGTCCCTCACAAAGAAGATACCATACATGATACTATACATGATGAGATTGAGATTCCTGAAAGTTATTTAACACATCATACCACACATTATACCCCTCAAGTCGAAACAATTGTAGTTGAAAAAATTGTTGAGGTACCTGTTGAGGTTATTAAAGAAGTGGAGAAAATTGTTGAGGTACTTGTTGAGGTTATTAAAGAAGTACCTGTTGAAGTAATTAGAGAAGTTGAGGTTATTAAAGAAGTATTTGTTGAGGTTATTAAAGAAGTTGAGGTCACAACAACCACAACAACTGAAGATAATATTAAAAGATTAAGTTATATAAAACCTGATTAAGATAACTAAATAAAATTTTAAGTTATATGTTATGTTTGATATAATTAACTACAAAAAATTTAAACCTAAGGGTAAACAAAAGAAAAAATATCAAATAATACTAACCCACACCTCAAGGAACGTTACAGATTATTTAAACTCTATTAAGTATAGATACTCGGGAAATTATCCTAAAATCCCAAACTATATTATAACTATGGATGGAAAAGTATTACAACTATTAGACAATACGGAACACACCCAATACTTTGAAGAACCTAATATTAATAGGAATTCAATTATCATTTCATTAGAAAATTTAGGATGGTTACAAAAAGAACCGTTAAAAGACTATTACGTTAACTGGATTGGTGATATTTATAAAGGTAATGTGTTTGAGAAAAAATGGAGAGACTATTTTTTTTGGCAACCTTATACCGATATCCAAGTACAGAATACAAGTATATTGTGTAATATATTGTTTAAAGAAATGTCTATAAAACCAATGATTGTTGGGCACAACACAAAAATAAATGGTATTGAAAAATATGAAGGTGTGGTCACTAAAAGTAATTTTGATTTGAATTTTACTGATGTTAGTCCATCTTTTAATTTTGAAAAATTTTTAAAAAAAATTAATAATGAAAAAAATTGTTAAATTAAATGAATCTGAATTAATAAATTTTATTAAAAAATTTATTGCTGAAGAAGAATCTGAAGATGATTTTAATGATAATAATTTTACGGTTGAACCTAATGTTAATATGATACCAAGAGAAAAACAACTACAAGGTATGTTTGGTAAATATGAAGACCAAGTCCCAAATGATGTTTTAAGGTATTTAAGAAAAAATCCACAACTAATTATGAACCGATTAGTTAAAATTTATGGGGATAAATTTTTAGAGTTTGCCGAAAAAGCTTACATTAAGAACTATAAAATAAAATAATATTTAAATTAATTAAAATACAATGAATAATTCGCACGATGAAATTAAAAATTTATTAAAAGCCTCTAGAAAATTATTAAATAATGAGACTATTAATGAAGATATCCGTAGACAATATGGGGTATTAACCGAACAAGGTGTTGACATGACTGACGATAATGTTACTAAAAAACTTAATATTACACAATCTGTTGAAGACGAAATAGATGATAATACAGAATCCTCAAAAGATAAAACACAAGGGTATAGAATATCTGGTGGTGTATTGGTTTTACATGGTAAAACCCAAACTGAATTAGAATTAACAACTGATGAAAAAACTGCATTCCAAGAAACTATGGATGAGTTTGTTACTGGGGTTTCTGATTTAGTTGATTTTAATAAGTTAAATGTATTCCCAAACAATGTTGAATGGTCGGGTAAAATAATTGATTTTGATATTGAGTTTTTTTTCACAATTGGCGAAGAAAATGGAGTTTATATTAATGGACAAATGATTAAGGTAGATGATAAATTTTTAGATATGGTTAATAAATTAAAAACTTTTTATGAAAAGTTTAAATCAAAATGGGCTAAAATTATGGCATCAAGAAAAAAAACAAAAAAAACCGAAGAATAATGAAAAAATTTTTTAATGAACAAACAATTTTATTATTAATTATTGCCGTATTGGCAATTTGGAATATATTCAACACTAACAGTATTAAAACGGATGTTGATTCATATAAAGATAAGATAAAGACAATTCAAGTACAAGTAGACTCTGTCCAAACGGTAAATAAAGAAATTGATGGAAAAATTGGTAAAGTTGACAAAAAAATTGTTAATGTTACTAAAGAGATTCATCATATTGATAATACAATAACAATAGTAAAAAATAACACAAATGAAAAAATTAATACTGCTGACAATTTTGGCGTTAACGAGCTTGAATTGTTTTTCGCAAACAGGTACCAATAAAGAATCAGACACCACTAAAGTTGTTTTAACTAAAGAGGTTGCTAAACAAATTGTGAAAGACTTGATTAGGCTAGATGGATGTCAAGAAGAGTTAAAATTAACTCAAAATAAAATTATTAAACTTGAAGAAAGAGAAATTCAAAAAGATACAATCATTTCTTTATTGAGAGATAAAGATAAGAATAACCAATTTGTTATTACTCAAAAAGATAAACAATTACAAATATCTGACGAGTTATCTAAAAGTTTAGGTAAAGAATTAAAAAGTTCTAAACGTACCACTTCCTTATATAAATTAGGAACTTTAGTTGGGATTATATCAACATCACTTTTATTAATTATTAAATAACATGAAAATTAAAGAAACATATTCTGGTGACCTAAAAACTAAAATGGCGGATGAAATGAGTAAAACAGGTGTTTTCTCACAAGGTTCAGACGCGGTCCAAACTGCAAACTCTTTTATTAGAAGTATACCTGAAAGTAAAAACAAAAAAGAAGAGATTATTCGTAAACCATTAAAGAAAGGTTTTACCAATAAGTTAGTTAGTACTAAAAAAATAACAAAACCTATAGGCAAATTAACTATGGGAATGCCAATAATGGGTGAAAAAAAAACAGAATCAACAGAATCAACAGGTTCAGGTTCTGCGGGAGGATTCTCAGAGCCATTATTCTCAACAACTAAAAAAGAAATGGAAGAAAATACGTTCAAAGCCCCAAAACTAACTATGTTTTCGGATGAAAAACCAAAACTTAAAAAAGTTGAGGCGACAGAAGCTACAGGTTCATCATCTTCAGGTGCTTATGAAACCAATGCGGCTTGGGCAAAATCCACAAGTAAAAAAGATTGGAGAGGTAAATCTAAACCTCAAATACCTGGAGGTAAGTTCGTCCAAGTTAAAGAGAAGTGTAAAAAATTCCCATACTGTAATCAAGGAGATATTAAAGCTTTAAAAATATTTGAAAACAATACTGTTAAAAAAGTGATTACAAATATTAGTAAAAAACATAACATAAGTGAAAACGTGATTAAAACGATACTATCTTATGAGTATGAAAATAGTAAATCTAACAAATAAACTGAAATATTTAGATATTTATATTAAAAACAAGAAAATGAAAAACACAAATAACAAATACCTTGATAATTTGGTCGCTAGATTGGTTAAAGAAACCTTAGAGGAAAGAACCGATGAGTTAACTACCAAGATAAATGAATTAGGTGGTATGGATGATGGTCATCCTAAATTTGGTAAGTTAAATTTAAATAAAATGTCAGATGAAGACTTAAATGACTTAATGAGTTCTAATGTTGAAGGTGATGACGACGACTATAAAGACCGAAGTGCGTATAAACCATATTATGGTGAAGAAGATGGTGACGATGATTTCCAAGACGATGATTTCCAATACAATGGTGACATTGACAATGACTTTGATAATGATGAGGAATTAGACGAATCATCAGAAGTATGTGAATGTGGTGGTGGTATGTATGAAGGTATTTGTGAAGAATGTGGTTATAGTAAAGTAGACGAAGGAATTGATGATGAAGAAGACCTTAATGGTAAATTTGATTATGTTGAGGAAGAAGTTGATTTTGAAGATGAGGAAGAAATTGAAGACGAGACTCAATCAGAAGATAAAGAGGCTTGCAAGTACCATATGGATAATTTTGGTCCTGAGGACAAAAGAACACAACAGTTCTGTGGTTCAAATAAAATGGGTTTAAACAAATTTAAATTCTCAATGAATGAAAGATTAAAAGGTCGACAAAGAAATATTGACAAAAACAAAAATGGTAAAATTGATTCTGAAGATTTTGAAATGTTAAGAAAAGGTGAGACTAAAGAAGGTAAAATGAATGAGAAATTAAAAGGTCGACAAAGAAATATTGACAAAAACAAAAATGGTAAAATTGATTCTGAAGATTTTGAAATGTTAAGAAAAGGTGAGACTAAAGAAGGTAAAAAATCTGTTAAACTTTCTGAGAACGAAATGATTGATTTAATAGAAAAACTTGTTAGAGAAGAAAATGCTGGCAAAAAACAAACTAATAATATTAAAAGTGCCGGAAAACCTAAAGGACTTACAAAATACGAACAAATTCACACTAAAGATGGTAAAGAAAATGATAACTATCTTAAGGATGTTTCTAAAAAAATGAAAGATTATTTAAAAGACGGTTCTAAAGGTGATTTTGATATGAACCCTAAAATGTTTCCTAAAGGAAATGGTGAATTAGCAACAATGAAAAAGAAAGCATATATCCCATCAACTGCGGTTGAGGACTACGTTGACAACTTTACGGCTGCTGCGTTAGAAAATTTAGATTACGATGGTATCCATGCAAATGAAGAATGGGTAACAGATAACATCGAAGGTTCTTCAAGAACAGGTAATAACCCTGAATGGGCTAACACGGGGGAATCTGATGTGAACAAAAAACGTAACAAAATCAGAAAAGATAATATGTTGGCTAAACTTAAGAGAAAGGCCTACAACAAATCACCACAACCAGTTGTTAACGATACTGCGGGTGAAGATAAAGGTAGTGTGATTATGGCTAAATTAGAGTCAACTGAACCAAAACAAGCGAAACAAATTAATGAAGAGTTTGATAGAATGAAATCTTTAATAGGTTACAATCAAAAAACTCAATAATTTACAAACACATAATATAACTTATAATTTCTCCATAGACTAACTCTATGGAGAATTTTTTTAATTACATATCAAATCCGTTAACTCCTGAGGATGTTGACATCTGGTTTAGGGTAAATAATATCATACCTGAAAAAATAGAGTTATTTTCCGACTTCTCACATTCCCTGAACATATTAATTGTTGAAACTTATTTAGGTGAGAATAACACCGCAAATGAAACCAAAATTGTTATGTCGTTAGACGATAATCACAAACATTTTGAATGGTGTTGGAATAAAATAATTGATAACTTTACTAAAGAGAATATTAGATTCCAACCAATTGGTGACCACTACGAATACTTCCAATCATTTTTTGTTGATATCTTTTATAATCAAAGTGACGTTAAAATTAGACATTCTATTGATAGTTACCTCAACGACCTTTTTGACACCAAAAAATCTTTCACTAAATCTGATTTAGATATGATATTAACCATATATAAAGTGTTAGATAAAAATCTTAAAATTTAAAAAATACCTTTATAGTGTTTACTATAGACCAAAAAAAATTATTTTATAATAAAACAATAAATAAACTAATTGAATTTTAAAAATGGAAACATTAGAACAAATTAAAACACTAACTGAAGAATTGTCACAAGAAGTGGCCAAATTCTTTAAAGGTAATAAAAGTGCGGGTACTAGAGCTAGAAAAAACGCTCATGACTTGAAAAATTTATTACAAACACTAAGAACTGAAATACTTGAAGAAAGAAAAAAACCTCAATAATGCATAATTTAAATGCAATATATTTGTTTTTATTTATCTTTTCGGTTCTGACCGTAATTAGAACGGTCGCTAGGTTTATAAGTACCCTATTACAGAACCCACCAAGTCAACTAAAATTGACTAGGTGGGAACTTATACACTTAGGATTATCACTATCCTATGTCATAACCTATTTTATTAAAAATTAATTATGAGTTTATATAAAGAGTTTTCAACATTACTTCCATACATACAGTCTGTAAGGAAACTTAAAAACTATTTAAGTTTTGACGTTAGTTTTCCTAAAACATGGAAATTACCTAAAAAATATATTGAAGAAGATAAAATTTTAGAACAAGAAAGTACTATTATTGATAATAGATTTTTTTCTTTTGTATCTGAGATAACTGAAGAAGGTGTTGAAAACACATCTAAAAATATTCAAAATATTATTAAATATAATTTAGAAAGAGAAGAGAAAGAAAAATTATTCCAAAATAAAGTAGATGAATTAAAGCATATTTTTGAAAAACAAAATCTTAAAAACTTAAAAAGTTTACAATTTGAAATAAAAAATAATAAATTAGAACTTGAATACGATGAAGAAGAGCTCGAAGGTGCTAGAGTGGTTCCAGAACGAATTAACAAAGGACAAGATTGATTTAGATAAAGGAAAGTCTGATTTAATCAACCAAATTAAAAAATTAAAAAAGGAAGAAATACTTCCTAAAATACCTCAAACCCCTGAAAAAATATCACTATGGAAGAGAATCAAAAAAGTATTGATGGGATAATTGAAAAATTAGCGTTAGTTGCTGATGCGATTGACAGTTTATTTCCTGATGGAAAATCCGCAATCGCCTTTGAACTTAAATCAGAAGATTTTAAAAGAGTTCAAAATAACTTTCGACAAGTTGACCATACACATAAACAATTCAAAATAGTTATTTCAAATACCGAATTTATGTTTTTGTTGGATGGGTTGTTGATTGACGAAACAGATAGGTTTTCGGAAACCCTTTCTCAGATAAAATTAAATAAAGATACTTCCTCTGAGCAGTTGAATAATCTTTAACAAACATACAATCACTTCTTTTTTGAGATATGAAATTTTCAGAAAGATTATCTAATAGTCTTGATGAATCATCATCATTTTTTAATGTGAATAAATTATAATTGTCATCGTTTTGTACAATTACTTTATTATTTAATTTAGATATCATTTTTAAACCAGGTGGGTCTAAATATTTTTTAATAAAATCATTGATTGTTATTCTAGTATTGGTGGAATAGTCAACAATAAGTTCCTCTAAATTATATTTTGATATTTTGATAATTGAGAAATCATTATCGTCTAAGTCAACTTTAACCTGTCTACCAAAAACATCTTTCATATACATTGGTGACAAAGTTCCTGATGTTTTTTCTAACAATGCTAATTCATACAATGATTCGTAACCATTTTCATATTTTTTATCAAAAAAAATGGAATTACTTTTCTCAACCAATAAATTATATAACTCATTTGCTTTTTTATGTGTTTTAAATTTATTGATTATTTTCTTTTTTACTTTATTCTTAAACAGTACTACTTGATAGTTGTATGACATTGAAAAATGATAATATTAACTAAATTAGTTTCAAAACAAATATAAGTAAATGAGTATGGATAATTTTTACAATACAATAGGGGTTAATGAAACCGCAACACAAGATGAGATTAAAAAAGCTTACCGTAAATTAGCAATTGAACATCATCCAGATAAAGGTGGTGATGAAAATAAATTTAAAAAAATTTCGGAAGCCTACGATACTTTAGGTGACGAGATTAAAAGAAGTCAATATGACAATCAAAGGCAAAATCCTTTTAATAACATGGGAGGTGGAGGATTCAACCCATTTGAAGATTTGTTTAAAGGAGCATTTCATACTCAAAGAAGACGAACTGTTCCTGATAAAGTAATTGAAGTTCAGATTAGTGCTCTTGAATCGTTTATTGCGGGGGATAAGGTAATTAGTTATTCAAGACAACATATGTGTAATGATTGTGTTGGACAAGGTGGAGATAGAGACACTTGTAATGTATGTAATGGAGATGGATTTATTGTTCAAAAAATTGGTGGAAGTATGTTTTCTCAGGTGGTTAGACAAACGTGTAACAAATGTAAAGGGAATGGATTCGCCTATAAAAAAACTTGTGGTACTTGCCACGGACAAACAACTAGGTCTGAAACGGAATCAATTAAGATTAAATTACCACATGGGATTGATGATGGACAATTTTTAAGGTTACAAGGTAAAGGTGATTATAAAGATGGTATGTATGGTAATTTGGTTATTAGAGTTAAAGTGATGTCTGAAAATAATTTTGAAAAACTTGGGGATGATTTAATCTATAACGCTTATTTTGATTTAAATGGGTTACACAGTGATAATTTAGAGATTCCGCATCCACAAGGGAATATATCAATTAAATTACCAACTCAATTTGATACATCAAAACCCCTTAGAGTTAAATCTAAAGGGTATAATAATGTTGGTGATATGTTTGTTAAACTTTTTGTTAGGTTTAACCGTAATTAATTTGTGAAGTAATTTTGAGCTTCGTGTATTAATTTTATAGTCCCGTATATTGCGGCAAATAAAATATAGAATGATATTGCAATTAAAAACCACTGTTGTTTTCGGAATTTACCACAAGAACTACATTTTTTTGTTGATTTAGAGGATTTACCTGTATTAATTTCGGTTTCATCAATTACTGTTCCTTCGACTGTATCCATTGTTTTTTAAATTTAAATAGTTTATGACCCAAAAGTAATCTAAAAATACATTAAAGTAAAATACCTAAAACATTTGCCTTTTTGGTTTTTTTCACTTATACTTTTAAAAAAAATAACTATGCTATCATACATCGGAGGTAAAAGTAAAATTGGAAAGTGGATTGTCCCTTTCTACCCTGAGGATATGGAGACGTACGTAGAAACATTCGGAGGGATGTTTTGGTGTTTCTTCAACATGGATTTATCCAAATATCCAAATCTTAAAGAAGTCGTATATAACGACTTCAATCCATTAAATTATAACTTGTTTCAATGTGTTAAAAATCCTAAACTATTATTGGATGCGATTAATGCAATACCATGTCAACAATTTGGTGAAGAAATTACACCGTCAATTTACAAAGAACAATTTATCAGCTTCCAAGCTGAAATATTTGCCGATAATTACAGCGTACAACCTGGCGATTATGTTGTTGCCGCGAAATATGCTTACGTATTAACACAAGTATTTAGTGGTAGTAAACCTGAAACGAGTGGTTTTATTGACTTAAAAGGTAAGTATAAATCAAAATACCTTACATTTAGAGATAAGTTATCTAAACCTGAATGGGTTGAACATTTTTTAAAGATAACCAAGGTTGAGAATATGGATTTTGAGGATGTTATTAAAAAATATGACTCACCAACAACATATATCTATTTGGACCCACCTTATTGGAAAACGGAAAATTATTACAATAATCATGACTTTGATAGAGATGACCATGAGAGATTGGCTAATGTATTAAAAGATATTAAAGGTAAATTTAGTTTATCTTATTATGACTTTGAATTATTACATACTTGGTTTCCTGAACCAAAATATCGATGGGAGAAAAAAGAATTCGCCAAAGCTGCGGCGGCTAAAAAAGGTAAGACTCAAAACATGGGGGAAGAACTTTTAATTATGAATTACTAAATAATGGATTATTTCTTAATTCTGAATATTTATATTAAAAACATTTAAAATGAGAATAACAACATTACTTTCGAATTTAATAGTAGAACAATCTAGATTTCAGGTTTTATTTGATAAATTAGTTAAACCTGCCACTAAATCTAAAAATATTGAGACAGGAAAAAAACCAAAAGGTATTATGGATTTTGAAACCCTAAAGGCGATTATCCTTGCTGACCCAACAACTAGAGTACCTGAAGGTAAAGATATAGACACTTTATCCATGGAAGATATGGAAAGAGTTAAAGTTGGTAAATACTCACAATGGTTACTTAAAAACTATGTTAGTCCTCAGATTGAAACTGATGATGAAGTTGATTTTAAAAGTCCTGCATATCAAAAGTCTTTAGTTGAAGGCCGAAGATTATTCATGGAGGATTTATATAAAACTACCGCTGATTTAGTTAAGTTTGAAAAGGCTAAACCCTATTTACCCCAAGAACAAAGAGACATCAATAAATTTACGGTAACATCATTATTTGATACTTTAAAAGATTTTCAAATTCCTGAAAAGAAAAGGGGTGAACTTGAAAAGAAAGAAGCTAAAAAATCAAGAGAAGGTTTTAACCACGCTGGTGGTAAAATCGTTTATGAAGGTCCAAATTGGACAATGATTAAAATTGAAGACCAAGGTAGTGTTGGTAAAGACGCGGCGGTTTACTATGGTGGATTCCATGAGTACGACCAAGGAGAATCAAGATGGTGTACGTCATCACCTGGATTAACTTATTTTAATGGATACATTAAAGATGGCCCATTATATGTCGTATTTCCAAATGATGACAAAGGTTTAGTTGGTAAAAAAACAGGTTTACCACAAGAAAGATTCCAATTCCATTTCCCTTCAAATCAGTTTATGGATAGACATGACAGACAAATTAATTTAGTTGAATATTTGAACGGACCTATGTCTGAACTCAAGGACTTCTTCAAACCTGAATTTGCGAAAGGATTAGTAACTAAAGGTGGTAATAAGGTTGAAATTAACTATCCTGATAGTTCTGCGGGTAAATTTGTTGCTTTATATGGATTTGATGAATTATTTGATAGTTTACCTGAAAATATAGAACACTTATTAATTAATAACAAATCAAAAGAAGAGATTGCGTTAACAGTTCCTGAGTCTTTAGGTAGATTCAAAGACTTACAAGCATTGTTATTACAAAATATCGCTAAAACATTACCTGAGTCAATCGGTCAATTACAGAATTTAAATTTCTTGGCGTTACCGTCAAATAAATCGTTACAAAGTTTACCTGAATCAATTGCTGATATACCAGGTTTAGCGTTTATTAACTTAAAAGATAGTAACCCTGGTGTTAAAATACCTGAAAGATTAAAAGAAAAACTATCTGATGAAGGTAGTGGGTTTTATTATGTAAACTAATTTACTTATTTTTTTACAAAAATAATGTTATGGGAAATGTTGACGTAGACATATATGTTAATCAGTTTATATCATTTTTTGATAAAAACCCTGAAGAGTTAAAAATTTTAATCGGTGATGTGGATAAAAATGAATTTTATCTTAAAGTTACTGAACAATGTTATGTTAATGTTGAAAATGGGGAAGAAATTTCTTTAACAAGGCCTCAGATACTTAAAATAATTGTTAAACTTAGAAAGAGTGAAATTACTATCTTTGAAAAAACTAAGATTTACGAAATTCACCAAAAAACAAAATTCGGAAACATTTGTTTAAATTAAATTTGGTAATATGAATGGTATTCATTACTTTTGTATTATAAATTTAAAAACAACAAAATATGTCATACACTTCCGAGTCAATTAAATCAACCGCACCAGCAGTATTTGCAACGTTCCCATCTCAAAAGATGTCGGATAAGTATGTTTTCGTACCAACATTTGAAATTCTTGAGAATTTTGAACGTGAGGGATGGCAATTATCATCTGTTAAACAAACAGGTCGTGGTGAACATGGTGTTCACGAATTAAGATTTCGTAATGGGGAATTACCTAAAGTTGGTGATTCAATCGTAGAGGCAATTATTCGTAACTCGCATAACGGATTGGCAACATTCTCAGTTAGTGCTGGCCTTCATCGATTAGTATGTAGTAACGGTTTAACGGTACCTACGTCACTTTCTGAGTCATTCAACCTTAGACATCAAAGATTTGATTTAAATGAGGTAAAACAACTTACAGAGAGTTTTGCGGGACGGTTACCTGTAATCCAAAGGTCAGTAGACCGAATGATGAATAAAGAACTGACTTTACCTGAGAAAATTCAATTCATTAAGAAAGCTATCAACACTCGTTGGAAGACTGGTACTGTACCGCCAACTCTTGATGTTATGGAGATTATGTACCCTAAACGTGAGGAAGATAACAAGAATGACTTATGGACGGTATTCAATGTGGTACAAGAGAAGTTTATTAAAGGTGGTCTTGAGTATCAAACACAAAGAGGTAGAAAAACATCCTTAAGAGGTTTAAGTAGTATTATGGCGGTTAACCAAGTTAATACCAAACTTTGGGAACTTGCAGAAGAGATGTGTTAATTTAAATGGGGGTAATAATCCCCCATTCATTTAATTTAAATTATGAAAGAAATTTATTCATATACTTTGACGGATTACACCACGATAAAATTCGAGGGTACTAATGATTTATGTTTTGATAAACATGAGACTGTGAATCCATTGGGGGATGACGAACCATTAAAGAAAAAAGTTACACTATCAACCGATGATTGGGATGGAGGGTATTATGGTAAATTTAAACAAGAATCTGTTAGTGAAGACAAAGAGGATTTTATTAAAAACTATGGTAATCCTTTATGTACTGTAAGGTTGTACAGAAGAACCATTGTTGTTACTGAGAAGGATAATAAGATTGCTTTAAAAATATTTGAATATAACCGAGTTAGGATTAAGGCGACCAAATATTTTAGGTTATCAACAAGAGTTGAATTTCTAACATTTAATCATACAACAAATTCATTATATACGGGTTATATTCTAGACTATCATAAAAAAAGAAAGTGTCGTAAAAAAATTAGAAGGTGTATTTTTGCTGAAGACCCAATTAATCGTTTTCGTTCTTTAATAAATTCTTTATTTGGTGACTACAATAAAAAAGTTATTGAACCTAAAATTTGGGGGAGGTCTGATTTAATTAATCATATTATTAATTTGTTTGTTAACTCAATCCCTGGCACTGAAAAATACCCTGAATTATCACCTGAGTTAAAATTATATAAACGATACTTAGATTATTCGGGTATTAAATTCTCAAACAATTGGAGTTCGTTTATATTATATAATCCACAACCTAAAAAGGTTGAGTTGGTTAAGAATGGTATGAAATATATTGATACTATTATTAGTAACGCAGGTCTTAATGGAGATAAACTTAAACGTGTATTACATAAAGTAAAACAATGTGATTTTACAACATTATCTTATACTTATGAGGTTTTTGGTAAGAATTTTATAATGTCACAAAATGACGATATCATTAAAAAAATGATTGAAAACTCCGTGGTTAACGGTAGTGGCGTACAGGTTAATTTTACTAACAAGGAAAACCAAAACTCGTTCGATATCTTCAAGTTAGTATTAGATGGACAAATAAATTATAATACCTTCCATGACCATTTAAACTTTCATAATTTCTTAAATAATTTAGAAACAATTAAGTGGAAGTCTTCTAATTACGAAGACTTTATGGATGAACACTTTGAGTGGTCAGAAAAACAAGCGTTCTATACGTCAGGTGACTTTAAAAGATATTATGGTGAGAAGTTTAAGTCAGAAGTTGAAAGACCGTTATTGGGTGTAAATGTTCATTTTCCTGTTTTATTGACCACTAGTAAAGAATATAATAAAGAATCTTTCATACAGTCTAATTGTGTTAAAACTTATATTAAAAAACCACACTCAGTTATTGTATCTTTAAGAAGAGATAATGTTGATTCTGAATATAGAGTGACTATTGAATACTTTATTAAGTATAGTGGTGGTAAAGTAGTTGAATTGAAAAGAGTACAATCATTAGGTAAATTTAATTATAACTTTGGGGAAGATTGGTCAATTATTTTAGAAAACCTTGATAGACGAATAGATAACTTGGTTAAAAAAGAATTGTTTGTTTTACCTGAGATAGAATCTATATTTGGTCACAAAACAATCAAAAGTAAATTAGTTGAAATAGGCCCAAACCAATTTTATGATGTTCATAACAGAGGTAGTGAAACTAAATTAGATTGGGATAATGATATGATATATAATGTTGCTTTAAAACAAAGTATATTTGATGATTTTGAACCTAATAATTTACTAAATATGATTAATGAATTAGATTTTTAAGATGAAAGAAATTCCTTTATTTTGTGTTGAAATGTTTACCAAAAAGTATGGTGTTCATCCTAGTTTTGTTGAGGTGATGTTACCATATTCAGAATCCGCAATTAAAACGGTAATTAAGAAATCGTATTTACTATGGTACAATGACTTTGTTAATGAGAAAGGTGAAGTGTTAACTAAAGACACGTTATATGAATACGATTCAACAGGAGTTCTTTTGTATTTTAAAAACGGTACTCATATATTTATATTAACAAAACCCGACAAGAAAAGTATTGTTGAGTTTTTTATACATAACTTAAAAAAAATAAAATAAACTATGGAAATTACACAAGAATTATTACAGGAAAAAATTAACAACGGAGAAAAATTAGTTGTGGATTTTTGGGCACCTTGGTGTGGCCCTTGTAAAATGATGAAACCTGTTTTTGAAACCGTTGCGGAAAAATATCAAAAAGAAAATTCTGAAGTACAATTATATACATTGAATGTTGAAGAGAATAAAGAATTTTCGTCCAAGTTAGGAATTAGAGCAATCCCTACAATAAAATCTTTTGCCAATGGTAAAGAACAATTTTCAAGACCAGGATTACAAATGGAGTCTCAAATAAATGATATTGCAAAAAATTTATTAAATGGATAAAGTATTAATTCTTTTCACAATGGAGGGTTGTCCTTTTTGTGATATAATGAAAGAACAATTAAATGAGATTGATATCGATTATGTGGTTAGGGATATTAACGAATATGAGGAAGAATATGACATGTTTGTTGAGATTACCGAAAATGACTTTGTACCGGCATTTATGATTATTGAATCACCTGATGAAAATCCTAAGACCATGTTATTTGCTCCTGATAGAGATTTCAATGAAATTGAAGACGGGGTTAAAATAATTAAAGAACATTTTAATTTATAAAAATCCTTCACTGGATTTTTTTATGTATTTACGATATGAATTTGACTTTTAAAAAAAATGGTGTCACTCATCATCCTGCAAGAACTTGGGAATTAACTGACGGTAATTACATTAATATTTATCAGGGTAGTCGTGGACACAATCCAGAGTTAGATTTTATTGTTAAATATAAAACTGAAAAATCTAGATTAAGAGCACCATCACATACTCATTGGATTGTTGATTTACTTTTAAAATGTGAACATAATCCAAATGGAGTTAATTCTTATGTAACTGAATGGTTAGAGATATACGATGTTGCCTCAGCATTCAACTCTATTGAGGAACGTAATAATTATTGTTTAATGTATAACGATTATTTTACCGAAAAATATGATTTATTACAAAATTTAGGTGTTTTTTCAGTTGAATTTTTATCCGCAATGATTGAATTGTTTATTAAGTGTGAAAAACAAACGCCCAATGCCTTCATGTTTAAAACCCTTTTAGTTTTAATTAAAGATTATTGTGAGGGTAAAAAAGACTTCTACCAAGTAGTGTCCTATTCTAAACGAGTTTAAAAAATAATTAAATCTTTTGTTCTATCATGGATTAACCATGGTTTATCACTAATAGGATTATTTAAATCCTCAGAAACATCGTAGTTTAATATGGTAGTTTGAAATTTATTTAAATTAAAATCAAATACATCCAATACCATAGATTTAATTGTTTCTTCCTGATAAATCGAATCTGAAATTATTCTTATATTAAAATCGTAATCTTGGTTTTTAAGCGTTGATATTTTGAATAATATCTTATTTGAATTAATTACTTTGAATAACTGATTACAAATATATTCTGAATAATAAAAATATAATCTACCCATACTTAAACTATGTCCGTATGGGAATTCTGATGAAATATTAAGAGGTGAATAAGAGAAGTAACTTAATTTTGTTGTATCTTCATGACCAAAATCTAACTCAACCATGAACCCTTTATGGTCCGATACTGAATTATATTTAACAGTATTATCTGATTGAACAAAGTCAATCATTTTTTGGTTAAATGACGGTCTTTCAGTATTATAGAAGGTGAACCAATATTCTTCCTTCTTAACTAATTCATTATTGTATAAGATTAGGTCGACAACATTTATATTATCATAACCGTACTTGTTCAACAAGGATTCGTTTTCTTTATAAAACCTTTCTTTAACGTCAGACATGTCTAATATCTTAGAAGAGTTTGTCATACCGTTTATTACAAAGAATTTACCACAATCAGTTATCTCAACTACCGTATCGTATTTTGTATCTTTGTTTATCTCTTTTAAAACAAAATCGGCAAAACTGTTTACGATTCCTTTATTTGAATATTTATTGATGTAGTTCATTTTTAATAATTATACCAATTAATAGTAAAAATAATTTAGATTATAAATAGAAAAAGAGGTGTTTATCACCCCTTTTTAATAACAGAAATAAGAAATATATTACTTCTTATTGTAGTACTTCTCAACAACTTTCTTAATTGACTCTTGAATAGAAGAGTTATTAGTAGTTTGCCCTTGAACCTGAGCCAAAGTTTGATTTTGACTACTTTGTTGAGGGGTCGAAACTGTTTGAGGTTGAGTTTGATTTCCTTTATTTTTGCAACCGCAGCCCATGGTAATAATATTTAGATTTGTTTATTCTTATTTATAAATATCACCAATTAATATTTAATGTCAAGAAAATCAAGTTAAATTTATTTTATTTTCAAGTATTTATAGACATGGCAAATAAAGTGAGACTTACTGAACAGGGGTTACAACAACTAATTAAAAGAATTGTTGAGGAAGTTGATGGTGAATATTATAAAATATCACCAGAAGAATATTTAGAACTATTAAAGTTATCGGGGTATCACGGACAAGGAATTAGCAGATTACCAAAGTTTCAAGGAAAACCTTTGTGGATAACCGGTGATTTAAAAATAAGTAACACATCAACAGATTCTTTAGGGAATGTTGGTTATGTTGATGGTAGTTTAGATATATCAAACACTAAGATAAGTGACATATCAAAAATTAATGTTAAAAACCATGTATGGGATGGCGGGACTCCAGTTCAACGAAAAAGATTGGCGGCCGAATTACAAAAAAAGAAAAATGAAATGGATGTTCTTCGCGATAACGATGAATGGAACATTAATAATACAGATGATGTAGGTTTAAAGGCTAATGCCTTATTTAAATATTTAGTTTCTGTCGGTTTAGATGTATTAGACGAAGAGGGTCAAGAAAAATTATCTAACTTAAAAATTGAGTTAGATAAACTACAAGACAAATATAACAACGTTGAAGAACCTGAATTAGTTTCTGGTTTATATGATGAAATTAGTGATTTAGAGGGTGATATTGAAGGTTTAGAGAATGAAAATAATGATGTTTATATCATTTCCCCAAATCGTTATAGTACCTATGGGTTACAAAGTTTTGAAGTCTTAAGCCCTGAGTTTACAGACATGGTTTATAGTGTTGGGACCTCTGATGAGATGGATGACGCGGCGTTAATATACGCTAAAAATTATATTGATGAGGTTGGACTTGATGGGTTTAATCGGGGTTTTATTGATGAATACATTGATATTAATTATCTTAGAAGTTACTTTAGTGATTGGTTTGAAGATGATATACGACAAAATTCTGAAGTTTATTTTAGTGAAGATGATTTTAAATTAACTCAAAAACAAGAAGAAGAAAAAACTAAATTAGAACAAGAGATTGAAGAATATGAAGAAAGACAAAGTAATTTAGATTTTGACACTGAAGCTCCTGAGGAATTTCATAGAATGTATGACCAAATACAAGACCACATCGATACCTTACAAGAAGAATTAGATAATATAACACCTGATGATGAACCTACCGAGGAAATGATAGAAGAACTTCTTGAAAGTAGGTTAAATGATGTTGAAGACAGTCCTATATATTATATTAAAGAATATGGTGCTGACATTAGAAATTTTATTGACGAAGACGCTTTAGCTAAAGGACTTGTTGATAGCGACGGATGGGGTGTTATGAACGGGTATGATGGAGATTATGAGGAAGTAACCGTAAATGGGCAAGATTTTTATATTATGAGAGTCGAGTAAAAGTATTCATTTATTTATAAAATTTTTGTATATTTTTAATAAATGGAAAAGAAAGGGAGACATAAAAAAGTTGAGTTTATAATGGATACTGATTGGTTATTTCAAGGTATCTTAGATGCTGAACAAAAACAATACGTTTTATTAGACTATTTCCAAAAATTAAATAAACATTTGGAATTAATGGAGGTCTATCCAATGTTTATTGAACTATCACTACATTTAGGGAATATTCAAACCTTACTTAATAAAAACCAAATTTTATATACTGATAAAAAATTTTTAACTAATGATGATGAGTTAGTATTATCGGATTTAAAAGTTAAAGACATTCCTGTTCTTGCGGACGAAGAAATTGACGAGTACCATCAGATTTTAAAAAATACACAACCACAATTATTTTACTACTTTAATTTTGCAAAATCAATTTGGAGTATGGTGTATGATTCTGTCGATATTGTTGTAAAAAAAAATAAAAATAATTTTAAAAGTAATTCAGGGTTTTTTTATTTTAAATCTAAAAATATTGTTTATGTATGGCAATATACCACCAAAAAAGTTTATAGGGTTAAGAATCAAAGTAAAACAACTACAAAATTAGTTTACGAAGGACCACAAAATAATTTGACAATGTTAGAAATTATTTCTAAATTTTCTAAAACATATGAAAAGAACGAGGAAGTTAATAATCCTGTTTTTGAAATGTTTTGTAAAGATATATTTCCGCTTGAGGAAACGTTAATTCCAATCTTTAAAAGAAAAGTGTTAACATATATTAGTCAAAGTGGTGGTAGTAAAAAAACGGTTAAATATATAGAATAATGGGGCTCAAAAGTAGATTTATTGATATTGATAGCATCAATCATTACTTAAAAGGTAATGAAAAATTAGATATGTTATTTAAGGCGGATTCTTTTATTTTTATGGATGAAACTGCGTCTAAAGTTTACGAGTGGTATATTAAAAAGTTAACTGATGAAGAAATAAAATTAAAAATCAGTGAGTATTATATAAATAAAATAAAGTAAAAAAGATGATAAAAATTGAATATGTATGGTTAGATGGATATGCACCAGAACCTAATTTAAGAAGTAAGATAAAAGTAATTGAAGGTGTGATTACTGATTTAACAAAAGTACCTGAATGGAACTTTGATGGTTCGTCAACAAAACAAGCCGAAGGATATAGTTCTGATTGTATATTAAAACCCGTTCGAATATATCGTGAGAATGATTGTTATAATAAAGTGTATGTGTTTTGTGAGGTAATGAATCCTGACGGAACACCACATGAATCAAACCATAGAACCATGTTAGGTGACGAGGTTAATGATATGTGGTTTGGGTTTGAACAAGAATATTTTATTCAAGAGGGTATTGGGAAATCAATATTAGGATTTAATCGAGGTCATATTGAAGGACAAGGTAAATACTATTGTGGTGTCGGTAGTAATGTTGTTGGACGACAATTAGTTGAAGAACATATGGATTTATGTTTAAATATGGGGATTGAAATTACCGGAGTTAATGCTGAAGTTGCTTTGGGACAATGGGAATATCAAGTGTTTGCTAAAGGTAAAATTAAAGCTGGTGATGATTTATGGATGTCAAGATATTTGATGGAGAAATTATCTGAAAAATACGGATATCATATTAACTACCACCCAAAACCTATTACTGCGGGTGATTGGAATGGTTCGGGTTTACATACAAACTTTTCAACAAAAAAGATGAGAGAAGTTGGGGGTGAAGGTTATTTCAAAACACTATTCAATGCGCTTGAGTCAAGAAAAGAACAACATATTGAAGTTTACGGTTCAGATAATAATCTTAGATTAACTGGTAAACATGAGACACAATCAATCCATAAATTTAGTTGGGGGGTAAGTGACAGAGGAGCTTCAATTAGAGTTCCAAGGTTAGTTGCAGAATTATGGAAAGGGTATCTTGAAGATAGACGGCCAGCATCCAATGCAAACCCATACGAGGTTATCAAAGCAATTAGTGATACTATTGATATGGCTGACGAATTATCGGTTACATTAAGTAATATGTTTTCAAATGTTAATACTAAAAACTTTGATGATTTAAAATCTAAATACAATGGAATACCAACCGCAGAAGAACTTTTGGAGGAGTATAAAAATGATGATGATTATGAGTTATCTGAAAAAATGATGGAGTCTAAAGCAAATGTTAAACCAGAGTTTATTAATAACAAAAACTAATAATATAAATGAAAGATAATTGTGTGTGTAACCCAATAAATGGGGGAGATGGTAATTGCCAGTGTGTAAATTCATCTAATGTTAACATAGAAAAAGAAATGGTAAATCATCCTGACCATTACCAATTTGGTAAAAATAATGAATACGAAGCAATAAAAGTTATTGACGCTTGGGATTTAGGGTTTAGTTTAGGAAATGCAATAAAATATATTAGTCGTGCAGGAAAAAAAAGAAAAGATACAGAACTTGAAGACCTCAGAAAAGGACTTTGGTACCTCCAACACCATATCGAAAACATCGAAAAATAAAACAGGACTTAGTAAAGAAATTTCAGTTTTAGATGCAATTACAACACCAAGTGAATTACTACGAGAAACTTTTATTAATTTTATGTGGGGATTTTTAGGTAATTCTATTGTTGTGTTTGTCGCAAAAGAATTGGACTTTTTAGTTTTAATAAATTATATTTTGTATTACGTTTTAATTTCGTATATTGTCAACAGAAAAAAATATGATACAATTTTAGGTAAGTTTATAGTTCTCCCTGGTTCGGCCGCGGGAGGAGCATTTGCGGGATATAAATTAGCTCAAATAATTACAGAAATGGTTTAATTAAAAAAAGATAAGATATGATAGGTAGTTTAGTGTATGTAAGTTTGTTATTGAATGTAGTATTAATTTTAAAATTGATACGCAAATGATGATAGTAATGGGAATTTTAATTGTTGTTGCGATAGTGTTAACAACTGTGTTAGTGATGGACATTTTAATTGATATAATAATATGAAATACTACAAAATAATTTTGGCCGGTAAAGGAGCTGAACTTTACCCATTTCAATTAAACACAAAACAATACGAAACTTTTCGTGATAACGGGGTAGAACAAGATGAGATGGAATGCGATGATATATGTGAAATATTAGAAGTTGAAAGTTTCCTTGATTCGACAAACGAATCTATTATGGGGCCTTTTGCGGATTCATTTATTTTAAGAGTTGAAGATGAGTATGGAAAAGTTGTTTATGAAACAGAAGTTTTGGATATAAAAAAAATTGATTACGAAGAAAAATATTGTAGTAATAAAGCTTTTTTAATTGTTGAAAATTATTGTAAAGGTGAACAAGTAATTTATGATATACCACTTGAAGAAGATTTTGATATTGATAAATTAAGATTAAAAGTCTATGATGTTGGTTGTAGAGTCGAAGTAGTAAACGAAATTATATATGATGAAAAATCATATGAAATTTATAAATCATATGGTGATACAACTAGTAAAGGATTTAATTATCATTTAACCGCAGGAATTTAAAAATTATGGAAACAGGAAAAATAATAAATGGAGATTGCATCAAGGTAATGAAAACATTATCTGATGGGTGTGTTGATTTGGTTGTGACATCACCACCATATAATTGCGGAATTAAATATGATACCCACATAGATGACTTACCTATGGATAAATATTGGGGTTGGACAAGAGAATGGTTAACAGAAACTTACCGATTGATTAAAGATGACGGTAGAGTCTCAATTAACATTCCCTACGAAGTGAATGTTCAAGATAGAGGAGGTAGAGTATTTTTTGTTTCAGAATTTTATCAAATAATGAAAGAGGTTGGATTTAAATTCTTTGGAATCGTGGATTTAGAAGAAGATTCGCCACACAGAAGTAAGACAACCGCATGGGGTTCTTGGATGAGTCCTAGTTCTCCATATATTTATAATCCAAAAGAATGTGTAATATTAGCTTATAAAAAACAACACATTAAAAAAGTTAAAGGTGAGCCAGAGTGGAAAGGAGTCCCAACTGAGATTGAACAGGAAGATGGGACATTAAAGAAAAAAATTGTATATGAGGAAAAAGATAAGAAAGAGTTTATGGAACTTGTATTTGGTCAGTGGAATTACTTTGCAGATACTAAATCACTCACCAAGGCAACTTTCTCGATGGACATACCAACAAAAGCAATTAAAATATTGTCCTACAAAAACGATGTAGTTCTTGACCCATTTGCGGGTAGCGGGACATCATGCGTTGCTGCGGAAATATTAGATAGACGATGGATAGGTATAGAACTAAGTCCTGACTACGCTGAGATTTCTCGTAAACGAATACAATCTTTTGTGGATAAGAAAAAACAACTTAAATTAGAATTTAATAAATAGGGGAATTTAATATCCCCTTTTTTGTTTTCATGATATTTATTATAAAAAATACACATGAAAGGAATGAAACTTAATGAGTCTGAATTAAAAGACAGGATATTTCAAATTTATAAAGAGGAACAATATAAGATTCTTGAAGAAAAATGGAACAAATTATCTAAAGAAGATAAAATATTTGTTTTTGAATTTGCAAAAAAAATATACACTGAACAAACCAAGTTAATAAAAGAATCTAAATGGTATAATACTCTTGGTGATGTTGTCGGTATCTTTGACCCAACAGGTATTGTTGATATTGTTAATGGTATTAGTTATTGGAGACAAGGTGATAAATTATATGCAATTCTTTCATTTGTTTCGGCAATCCCTTATTTAGGTGACCTTATCGCTAAACCTGTCATTGGTGTTATGAAATTAGGTGGTGGAGCCGCTAAAGCGTTTAAAGCAGCAACTTTAACTGGCGATGCCGTTAAAATTGCTGGTACGGCAAAAAGAGCTGGTGGACCTATTGCTAAGATGGTTGAGACTGCTCCAACTTGGGGTGAGAAATTAGTGACCGCTTTAAAAGGGTCTATTGGCCGAGTTCCTTTGTTAGGTTCTGGCTTAGTAAAAGTTATTGAAGAGTACGTCCAAATTTTTGGTAAAGCCGGAAAAGAAATGAAAGCGGGAACTGAAATTGGTAAAGGTATTGTAAAAAGTGAAAAGGCGTTAAGCGCTGTTGAAAAAGAAGAATTATTAAAACAAATGAGTAAAGACCAATCTTTCAGAGGGTTTAGAGATTTAGGCACTGGAAAAAATAGTTGGTTAAGTTTTATGAAATCGGATGCAAGTTTAGGCGCTAAATTTTATGCGGGGGTTCCTAGAATTTTTGGTGGTAATCCTGCAACAAGGTCTTTGATGAAAAGAACTAAATTTTATGCGGGGTTTTTAGATTGGTTAGGTGTTGGAAATTTTGTTGGTCCTGATGAGCTTGAAAAAATGTACCCTGACGTTGAAAAACAGTATGAACAATACGCTCAATTACCCGAATCACAAAATTTATGGAATCAGGAGTTTGCCTCAGGACAAACAACACAAACTACTGTAGCGTCCGAGTTACCATCATTGTCTACTGCAAAACAATCAACATCAACTGCGGTTAAAACAGATGCATTCACATCATTAATTAGTTCACTATTAGGTGGGGGAAAAGCGTTAGTATGAAAAACTTACTAAAAGAAAGTGGTATCAGAGATATCAATAAGTTAGCTAAACGTTATTCTAAAGCTGAAATTTATTTTCACCAAGATTTGGATGGCGTAACAACCGCACTTGCGATGAAAAAATACCTTGAAGACAATGGTATTAAAGTTGTTGATGCTCACGTTATTCAATACGGGGATAAAGAGTTCTCGGTAAAGAAGAATGACGCTCAAGGTGATATTATGCCAGTACTTGTGGATTTTGCTCATGGTAAACCAATGTTTGTTATCCATACAGACCACCACGATAGACAAGCGGGTGCGGAAGACACTAAATCAACTTCATTTAGAAGTTCACGTTCAAATGTTGAAACAATATCCCAGGTGGTATCACCTAATGAAATATTCTCACCTGAAGATATTCAATTAATATCTATGGTTGACTCAGCTAATTACGCGGCGAACGAAGTAACGGTTGACCAAGTAATAAATTATTTATTCAAATTAGATAAAGATAAATCTTTGGGTAAAAACAAAACTGCCTTAGGTTTAGTTGCTAATAAGTTATTATTGGCGTTTAAAAATAAACCAGGGTTTTTAGAAGAACTTGTTATGGTTGGAACCCCATCACTTATGAATCTTGTTACTAACATAAAAAGAATCATGATTGAAAAAGGTTACGCTACCGTACCCGAATTACAGAAAAACAAAGAAGGTTATATTGACCAAATGAAAAACCACCATAATGTTAAAATTGAAGGTAACATTATTGTTCAATACGGAGGTGGTAGTATGATGAAACCTGGTTCTTATGATAGATACACGCCCTTCAAAAATAACCCTGACGCTGATTTCTTAGTTATTGCTTGGCCATTAGGTTTAGTTCAAGCGTCTTGTAATCCTTATAAAAAAGAACGTGAGTTAAAAGGTGTTAACTTAGGTGAGATTGCTCAGGAAGTACTTGCTAAATGGGAGACTCAATTACAAGAAAGACAAATACCGTTATCAACAATTAAATGGATTTCTGAAGGTTCAAAAGGATTTGGTCCTGAATCAGTTGGGTTTACCTTTAAAGATTTTGTTGCGTTATATGGTAACAATTTTAAAACAATGGAGAATGGTAAAAAACATTTAACTCAAATTGGTAAAATGATGGAAATTCCTTTTACTGAATTAAGCGAGGAAGAAATGAAAATGTTAGATGGTGTCACAATTAATGCTTGGGATTTAATTCAAGCTAATAGTGGTGGACATAAATGTATCACGAACATTTCGGGGCTTAGTTATTTAGGTAGGTCTAAAAGACCGCCAGATGGAAAGTACAAGTATAATGCTGAGTCAGATGATTCTCCTTATGTGAAGTTTACTAAAATGGTTCAAAAAGAATTGGTAAATGTGTTACAGTCTAAAATTAATGAAGGTTAAAAATTAACCTCATCACCGATTTGTAATCCTAATTTTTTTGCGGTACCCCCCATAATTTCTAAAATTATATCACCTTCACCACAGTAATTAACACATTCATCTGTCGTACATGGGGAACAATTATGGTGTATTTTAGTTATGGTATTACTATCAATAAAAATAATGTCTAACGGGATAATACAATTTTTCATCCAAAAACAATGTTCACCATCATCTATTAAAAATAACATACCATTATAGGAACTGTCAAATTTTTTACCCATCATACCACTTTCAGTATCTTTTGGAGTAATAACTGTTTTAACTTTAAACTTATTGTTATTAATTTTTATTATCATATTTAATAAATATCTTAAGTTTTTATAATAAAATTTTAAAAATAGTTTTTCTTTTTGAAAAGTTTAATATATTTATATCCTACAAAGCCCCAACGACCCCCTTTCTTGAGTTGGTTAATAATTAAACCCTAACAGTGTAAAAATTGTTAGGGTTTTTAATTTTTAATCACTATCTTTGCTTTATGGGGACTCAAATCAGCATAATAAATCGTAAAGTTAAGTTCGAATATTCATTTATTGAAACTTTGATTGTTGGTATAAAATTGGTTGGTCCTGAAGTTAAATCAATTCGTAGTGGTAAAGTGTCATTAGTTGATGCTTATTGTTTTTTTATTGATAACGAGTTAGTAGTTAAAGGAATGAATATTCCAGAATATAAAATGGCGTATACTCACGAACCATTGCGAGATAGAAAGTTATTACTTAAGAAAAAAGAAATTGTTAAATTACAAAAAGAACTTGTTAAAGGATTAACATTGGTCCCATATAGAATATTTTCAAATGATAGAGGATTGTTGAAGATGGAAATAGTTTTGGGTAAGGGTAAAAAATTACATGATAAGAGAGAATCTATTAAAGAAAGAGATATTAATAGAGAAATTATGCGTGGCATTTAAAAATTTTTTGTATCTTTGTAATCACAAACACCGATACTATGACAGACGCATTAACACAAAAAAAAATTGCAAAAACTAAGTACCAAGACGCTAAGCGTAGTGCGTTAAGAAGTTATGACCAACAAAAGTTGGTAATTGACATTAAACAAAAAGTTTTTGAAGATTTTTATACCGATATGGTTAAAGTATCTCCTGATTTTGAATTGGTTAAAACTCAAAATTCTTTGGACTATAAAGTTTGGGTTAATTCATTTCCTGTTGAAACTTTAACATTAAATTATTTTGATTATGAAATTAAATACACAGGTAAATTACCTGAAGTAGTATCAAAAGGTAAAATTCGTATTGATGTTAGTGAACACTATGTTACTCCAAGAGGTTCGTGGAAACAAAAAAACTTGGGTTTTAAAATTAAAACTTTATTAGGTTATAATGAAGAAAGTCCATATTACAAATCTGGTAGAACTGTTGCTAAGAAAATAATTGAATATGTAGATTCTTTATGGGTAATTGAAAAAGACAGATTATTAAAACAAGATATAAGAAGCCGTGCCTTCAGAGAATTAATTGGCATGTTTAGTTTTTCTAGAGTTGATTTTGGTACACCAACAACGCCAAACGACCCTAATACTTTTACAGTAACTAATGTTAATAAAACCAAGATTATTTTAGGGTACAGATATCGTTCTGTTAATGATAAGATTGAGTTTATTAAAAAGGATATCATTGTACCTAAAGAATTTAATTTAACTTCTTTAGTGGAAAAATTAGGAGAATTGTAAAAAACTCAGTATATTTGTAGAAACAATTAAGGATATGAACACACAGACATACAACATCAGAATCGAGAACGAGAAATTTGGTAAACTTTTGAATGAAACATTCATTGATGGAATCCAATTCAAATTATTTTTGAAGATGGTTAGTGGATGTTTAGAGTTAAAAAATGACTTAACATTTTTCAACGGAACCGATTTCTTAATCAACATTCCTTACAAATTTTTAAAGGATTCAATTATTGTTACATCAACTAACGAGTTCACTTTGGCTGACCATGCAAAAAGCAAAATTGAAGCGTTAGTTACTAAATAAAATAAATTATGAGCATTGAAACAGGATTATTAATCTCAATTTTAGCATCACTTTATATCATCTATAAGTTTTGGAAAAAAATTCTTAAAACTTTGTTGATTATTACAGTACTTTTTTTTGTTTTTTTAGTAATTAAAGTAAAAAGTGTTTACGATAAATTAATTTCAAAAGATACTATTGAACAACCTAGTGAAACAATTCTTAATAAAAAAGAACTTAATAAAGTTTGGGAATTAATTACTAAAGAATAATAAAAAAATGTCTTTTATTAATATAAGAACAATTTTGTTAATAAAAATGTTGATGGTTTTAGAGTTTTACCTGTTTCTGAATTCTCATAATATATTGTTTCCTTGTTTAAAAAAATAAGGTGGTGGTGTCTGACATAACCTGTCGGCCCTAAAGGAGACTTAGGTCTCCTTTTTTTTGTTTTAATGATATTTATAACTAAAACAATTATGGCTAAAGATATTATTATTTCGGAAAAACAATTAGAACTGTTAGTTAATGGCGTTAAAAAAGGAAATATACAAGAGCACGGACAAGAAGGGTCTTATATGGCAAAACAACAATTATTCACTATTGCAACATTAGCACATGCTATGTGGGAAAAAATGGAACAAGGTGAACAACTTGAGGATTGGATGGAGACTAAACTTGCTCAGGCCGAACAAAGTGTTGTTAGTGTTGTTAAGACATATATGTATGACGAATTTGAGTCTAAAGACTCTGAAGGTATGGGTAAATTAAATTACGATGAAATAGTAATTGGTAAATAATTAGAAAATACTTTTACATTTAAAAACTTTTGTTTTATTATTAAGACAAAAGTTTTTTTATGAGTAAAATTATAGTAACAGGTGGGTTAGGTTTTATTGGGTCACATTTTGTAAATTATGTTAGAGAAAATACATACCACAAAGTATTAATTATTGATAAACTTACATACGCAGGTAATCTTAATAATCTTATATTACCAACCGATTATTTAAAAAAAGATATATGTGATGTGATACCTGAGGATTTAGGTGACTACGATTACATAGTTAATTTTGCTGCTGAGTCACACGTTGACAATTCAATTAAAGACGGATTACCATTTGTTAAATCAAATGTACAAGGTACCTTCAACATGATTGAGGTCGCAAGAAAAAACAAAAACCTAATTAAATTCTTACACATTTCAACGGACGAAGTTTATGGTGATATAGATGAGTATTCAGCAATTGAATCCGATAACATTATTCCAAGTTCATATTATTCTGCAACTAAAGCATCTGCCGATATGTTGGTAATGTCTGCAGGAAGAACATATGGGTTTCCATATTTAATCACACGTACTTGTAATAATTACGGGGAAAATCAACACCACGAAAAATTTATACCAAAGATTATTAGGTCAATTAAAAACGGTGATGAGGTACCGGTGTATGGTGATGGTGAACAAGTTAGGGAGTGGATACATGCTGATGATAACGCAAAATCAATATTAACCTTATTAATGTCGGATGAAGTTAATGAAATATATAATATTGGAACTGGAGAATCATACACTAACAACCAAATAATCAAAATGATTGGTGATATATTAGGTAAGGATGTTAAATTTAAATACGTTGAGGATAGACTAGGCCACGATAGAAGATATTCATTAAGTTCTTTAAAATATGAAAACAAATTTGGTGTAATGCAAAATACTAAACTAACCGAATGGTTAAAAAAAATAATTAAATAAATAAAAATGGTAGAAAAACAAAACAGATTACTTAATGCGTTAGACGCAAAATATCGAGCGGAAATAATGGACGCTTTAGCAAGATTAGAAGTTTACGTAACTTCACCCGTTGCAATTGGGGAACATCCACAACATACTGAAGAAATGGATAAATTAATTGAACAGTATGCAAATGCTAAAGATAAAGCTGAATCATTAATGATTATGAAAGCGGAATTAGGATTTTAAATGAGTTAATTTAAACAAATAATAAATAATATGGAAGAAGGTTTATTAATACATAATTCAGTATTCAAAGATAGTCGAGGAACATTTGCACCTTTACCTTTAAAATTTGATGAAAGTAACTTATCTGTTTTACGTAAAGATTGGGTACAAAGTAATATTAGTGTTAACCCTAATAAATTTACGTTTAGAGGATTACATTTTCAAGTTGGTGAGTTCGCTCAGTCAAAGTTAGTTAAGGTCATTACGGGGAAGATAATCGACTTCATCGTTGATATTAGACCTAATTCGCCTAACTATCTAAAGACTTATGAGTTTGTTGTAGAACCTAACAATGAATTGTTTGTCCCTAAAGGATTTGCCCACGGGTTTATAACTACTGAGGATAACACGGTAGTTCAGTACTTGGTAGACAATGATTACTCACCATTAAAGGAGGGTTCCATTTTTTGGGCTGACTTTAATTTAGTTAAACAAACCGTAGAACGAGTGATTGAGGATAATGAGTTAACAATTTCAACAAAGGATTTGGTAACTAAAAATTTTAATGTATAATCAAGCGATAAAATTTCATGAGAATAAGACAATACCAATTGAACTACCAAGTCCAACAGGCACAACTTCTGTTGATATAAAGTTAAAAAGTGGGAAGAATGACCTCAGTTTTATTGTTGAAGTTTATAGAACCAAGGATATTAATGGTTTAACTAATAAAGTAATACAACACTATATCTACAAACAATTATCATTGTATCTAACATTATTCTCAATCGATGACGAATATAACATAGAGACTTTTAATTTTATTGATTGATAAGATATTTATAGTGAAAACATTACTATGAAAAATGAAATTTTAAAAGATAAAATATTTGAGGTTATTAAACAACAAGAATTATTAACCGAACAAAAAACAGGTACTAAAGATTTTATTGAGATGGTTTCTCTGTTATTTCACTCTAGAACTCAAGCACATACATTACATTTACAGACCAAATCATTTGCTGAACATAGTGCATTAAATGGGTATTATGACGAAATTGGAGGATTGGTTGATGGGATTATAGAATCATACCAAGGTAAATATAGTATCCTCAAAGGGTATAAAAAATACGATATTGAAGATTATAAAGACTCAACAACCACAATTAATTATTTTAAAGACCTTTGTGGACAAGTTAATGATTTAAGAGATTGTTGTAAAGATTCTTATATTCAAAATCAAATTGATACTGTTTGTGAATTAATTAACTCAACATTATATAAATTAAGATTTTTAAAATAATTAAATCAATATTTATTTTTATGAATAAACGAGAAATTCTTAACGATTTAATTAAAAAAATAATTTCATGTAATACTCAACATGAACTTAAAGAAATTGTTAAAGATATTAATGATTTTATTAATGATTATTCTATTGTCAATAATTCTAATGAGTATAAGAGGCTCAAAAATGCCGTTGGAATTATGAGAATAAAACTAAAAAAAGATTTTAAGATTGATGAGTCAAAAACAATTCGTGTTACTGAGTTTGACTTAGTTAAAATTGTTAAATTAATTATTAAAGAACAACTTGAAGGTCAAGGAGAAAATCCTTTGTCGGAAAAAGAGATTAGGTTATTCAAATATCTTAATAAAAATAAACAAGATATGGGTAACCAATCTAAAATGTTAGCTTTTGTTAAAACCATGATGCCTTTTGTGGGGAGACCTGAATCTGATGCAAGATTCTATTACGAAATTTATACCGCGAACTACAGACCTGATGGTGATTACGAGAATTTAGATAAGACAACTTTCAGAAACTTCAAAGAGTTTAAACAAAGAAGAACGCCAAACAATAACGCGTACCAATTCAGTAGCGCTAAAATTCCTTTTAAAGGTTCTAATATTGAAGGGTATTGGGATGTTAATAGAAAAAATGAATGGTATTATGTTGTTAAGTCTTATGGTTGGTATCCAGTTTATTTATTCATTAACAATCAATGGTATGTAGTTAGTAATACCTATTCATCATCAACATCTAAACAAATGTCACACGCTAATCCTGTAAGATATAATTCAGGTTTAGATGCTAAAGTTATTAGTGTAACAAAGGAAGAAATCCAAAATCTTATTAACGGAAAAAGTTTAGATGATGTTAAATCCGAAAGAGTAACTAATTTTGGTGATAAATTTGCTAGTTCTTTAATTGGTACTAAAAAATTATTAACTATTGATTTTGGATGGGGTGATAACAGAAAGAAAGTTAATTATACTATCACAGACGTTAAGAATGACGGTGGTAAAATTAAAATTGACATCACTATTAATAAAGCAGGTACCGTTGAAGGTACAAATAAGATGGTTGTTAATCCTGAAGGTTATGTACACCCAAGCCCTTTCTCAGAAGATTTGGAAAATGGTATTGAGTTAAAAATAATTTCTGATAATAAAGATTATTTAACTGATGATAATACTGAGTTTACTTTTCATCACCCCTCAAAATAAGGTTTAAAATTTTATTAAAAAATCTATTGAGATTGGTACTTCTTCTTCTCGATTCTCGGAAAAGTCTAAGGTAACATCCTTTGACTCATTATTAAAGATAAAACGACCTTGAGAACCTTCATTAATTTCCCATCCACCCATGTGTTTTTCTAATTGTTCGTAAATGAAATTAACAATTTTAACGTCTAAATTTATCCGGCCTTCAAAATCTCCGTATGCAAAGTCATTACAGTCACCACTATCACCACCACCACTAAAATCAACATAACCTTCAGAAACATTTTTTTCGTGAAGTTGGTCAAATAAATTCACAATTGCTTCATACAATTCATCACTATAATCTTCTTTAATTTCTTCTAATGTGGTTTCTGATTGAGATTCTAATGTTGTGTATTGCATTTCCCATACGTTTAAAAATAATATACGTTCTTTACAATCAATATTAATTCTAATTGTGCCTCTATACTCACAATCTGACATTACTTTGTAGACCTCATTTTTGTCTAAAATATGTTCTAAAGTGTCAGATATTGCTTCATATAATTCTATTGTTGTTCCGTCGTCACTGTACGCACTGTCGTCCATGTAATCAAGGTGGCATTCTTCAGTATAAACGGTAATGTTAACCTCACTACTTCCATATGACATGCAATAATATGAAAATAGTTTAAGGGTTTTTAATTGTTCTTCAGTTACTTGAGGTGTCATATTGTTTTTAACTATAAATACTTTAATCTATGTTAATATCTAAAGTTCTCATCATCCACATAGGTCTTTCTTTAGATTCTAAAGCCATTATCCATTCTTTAGCACAAGGTAAATGGTTATAACAATCTTCTCTAACATGTTGTTCACCAACATAACGAGTGTAAACAATCTTATCATCACTATTTACAAATGACATACCAAAAACCTTTTCCATTTCAAAAATACCCTCACTATGATGTCTAAACATTCTGTGATTAGAATGTCCATACCAAGCCTTGGTCTCGTCAAACCAATTGTGTATGTTTATGTATTCTTCCCAAGTTCCACCAAATTTTTTGGCCGATGATTTTGCGTGAATAATAGGGTGCATAATGTTTTTAATGTAAATATAAGTATTTTGTTCACATGATAAATAAAAAATATTTCTTAACCCAATATATTTATTAATATGGAAAATACATCATTCGGTAATGATTACCAATTTGGACATTGTCATTACTTTGCAAAATATCTAATAAAAGTATTCCAAGAGTTACTTCCTAATGAGGAAATTAATTACCATTTAATATTAGCTGAAAGACTTGATGATGATAATGAAAATATTGACGATGTGTTAGTCCATGTTTATCTTAAAGTAGGTGACTATCTAATTGATTCTGAAGGTGTACATTCTATTGATATTGCTTCAGAAAGAGAAAAAGAATGGGCCGACAGAGAAATGGATTTAACCCCTGATGGGTATGACTTCTCAACTTGGGAAGAAAGTAGAGATGAGATTCCTGAAATGTTCTTCAATAGATTCTGTTCAACCAAAAAATTAAAACAAGATGTAATTGATTTTGTTAAAAGACAAGATGTTCAAGAAGTTATTCAAAAATTAAAATAAATTTACTACATTATGAAACTTAAAATAACAGAACAACAATTACACAGTATCAACGAATTCCTTGCCGAAAAGAAAGCTTTCTTTAAATATTGGGATAGATTTGGTGGTAAAATTGATGATAACTTTTATAAGTTATTTGGTTTTGACGGTACTCGATTACCTGAGTTAATTGTTGGTAAAACTAAAATTAGGTATTACGATGTTTTAGGTTTTTTAAGAGAGTGGTTAGGTGAGTCTAAATCAATTGAAATGACTGAAGAATTGTTAAAAGGCACCCACCATGTTGTTGGGCCTATTTATGGTGGTTATGATTACAAATTTACTGTATCTGAAGTACAAGAAAAAAATTCAACCCAATTTACAACTACAGTACTTATTGATGATGTTAATGGTGAGGTGACTTTATTTCAGAATGAAGAACTTTATAAATTAATTGACGCGAGAAATGAAGAAAATTTTGGATGGGAGATTGAAAATGAAATTCAAGACTGTACTGATGAATACCTTTCAAAAGAAATAACTAGCCGTACGGGAATTGTAATTGTGTTTAATGATATTGATTTCACAAGTGGTGAAAAATAATTATCTTTTTTGTCTTTGTTCCCAATCTGTTTTACCTGTACTTCCAGGTTTCATTTGACTTAATCTATGTTCCCAATCAAAAATTGAAATACCTTTTCCATCGTAAATAATTACTTGATAATCATAACTTTTAAGCGGTAAATGTTCAAAAGGAATTAATTTTGAAACGACATTCATTATTTGATGGTCAATCAACCAAAGAACGTCAATGTCATCCTCTACCTCTTCTATGGTTATATCTTCATCTTTCATATAAATTTTATAGATAAGATATGGCTGACGCACCCCATGTATAGACACATCAATATGGTCAACATTGGGGTACGTCGATAGTATAAGACCTGAATTAACAATCTTGTTTAACGCTTGTATTTCTTGGTCTTGAGTCATTATTTAATATCGTTACTTCCGATTAAAGTATAACTGAATGAGTTACCATGGATGTTTTTAGACTTTCTACAGATTGACATGAATTCCTCAAAATCCGCAGCTTTCTTAAATACTTGACAACCTTCAGACCAATTCTCTACGTAAGTTGAGTCAGCACCCGCTTTATGAATATTAATACCGTAAACACCTTCAGTTATTTTTGTTTCATCATATTTCATATCACGATTTGCATCACGATAAACCTTAACATTCTTTGCTTGACCTAACGCTTCATATTTACCTTGGTGTAATCTAATAGTGTGGGAACCACGATATTGGCCCTCAACTAAACGAGCAACACCCGCAGCGTTATGATATTCCATAACACCTTTTTTACCTGGGTCAGTAGTTGCTGGCCAAATATGGAATTTCCATTCACCATTTTCTTTGTATGATAATGTAATATAATCATCAAATACATTGGTAACTTTATCACCTGTAGAATCATTTCTAACTCCCACAATGTTCACATCAAAACCTTTGTTGTTTGCATCCTCAAACCATACGTGACCTTTACTTTTAACCGCCGATTCAATTTGCTCTCTTTTGTAAGACATAATTTAATTTTTAATTGTTTATTTATTAAATAAATATGAGGTTAACATTTAATCTGCGGTTTTGAAGTTAAATAATAATATAAACTATTATGGGATATATTTATATTATAGATGAAAAAAAATTTGTATATCTCTGAGGTTGAGAAGGTGGTAAAACAAATATTACCTAAATTTATTGATAGGTTTAAATCTCAACACAATTTTGAATTACCTAAATTTGTGATTGACATTAGTGGGTACCCAAACAATATGTGGAATCGGAGAGGTGAGTATGAACCTATTAGTTTTAATACAATAGTTGCTAAAGTCAAAGTTGATGTTAAAGATGGTCGTTTAGGTAGATTAAAGAAACTATTAAAAATTGTAATAGAACAATCTCTTAGTAGTTTAGGGTATAATTACGGTGAGGTTTATATTGAGTTTGATAAAGAGTCAATCCAAGAACAAACAAACTCGGTTGATAGATTTAAAAGTATTATAACTAAGTTGATTAGCGATAAACCTACACATCAAGGGTCATACACAATGCCTTATACTGATAATGATGATATGGTTGATTGGCACGTTGAGTACGTGGTGAAAAATGTTGAATTATGGAAACCAAATGAACGTGAACTTAGTTTATGTGAACAAGATACTTTATATACTGGTACTGTATATATTAACGTAAATAGAATCTTAGTTGGGTTTGAAGAAACTGACGAATGGGAAAGAGGTCATGGTGAAGATGATTTACCTAGTTGGTGTTGGGACGATGTTCAAGAAAATGTTATGAATACTATTGAACAAATGTTACCGCAAATATGTATTGATGTAGATTTAAGTTTTAAAGTTAATTATGAGTAAAGAAAAAAAAATATACGAATTAATAGAAAATCTTGGGTTAACTAACGCATCTAATATATTGGGGTTACCAAAATATGAATTAGTTAGGATTGCAAATTACCCTATTAATTATGAAACCGCAAATATGTTACTTTTTGATTTGAATAGAGATAATTTATTACCTACTGTTTATAAAGATTGTGAGATAAGTGTTAGTAATTGGGATGGTATATTTTATTGGGAGTATAAAGGACCTGACGATGAAAAAATGTTAACCATGGCGACACCATTTTGGGATGGTAATAACATCACACCCGTTGAATCAATAGAATATAAAATCAACGGGTTTACAATTGATGAGGGTTTTTATATCGAATTAAAAAGCCAAATAGAATTTGATGGTATTGAAGATTTATTAACTTGGTATAAACACTTTTATTTGCCAAAAGTTTATAATCTGATATTAAGTAATTTAGAAAGATTTAGAGATAATGCAACGTTCTATTAGTTAAACATAAAGACCTATAACCCTTAATGCACCTGAAAGATTTTGTAATTCAATCATTGGTTTTAAATCTACAGTAATAAATACTGTTGTATTATCTTCCAAATCAAGAAGACCATGGTCATCAGACTCATCAACCCATTCTTTATTAAAGAATACTAATGATTGAGAGTTATCTATTAATTTAAGATAGGTTTCGTTATTAATTACTTTAGGTTGTTCCATAGTTTCAAACAAATCTCTAAATTTACTATTCCAAGATAATACAAAGAAATATTCTAATTTAAGTGAATCGTTAGTCGCAATATCACCATTACCATCACAATTATAACAATCAACACTACCAGTGGAATCACATGAGTTACATTCAATATCCCCATCACCACCACATTCATCACAATACACTTGTCCGCCACCTTGACACTTACCACAATCTTTACCTTCCGAATCTTCATCTTCACCTGAACCCTCACAATCAATACACGTAACTTCACCTGAACCATCGCACAAATCGCATCTTAAATACGAATCTCCCATACAATCTTCACAACCATTTTGGCCAGCACCGTCACAGGAAGGACACTCAACATTTGGGTCATGTTCTAATATAGTTGCAATTGATACCCCAAATAAATTGGATTTCATAATATCATAAGCAACGTTAATATCTCTACCTTTTTTTTCTTGAGGTATAAGAAAACACATATATGCTAAATCTTCACCAGATATCCTATCACCAAATAATTCTGTAATAAACTTATTTTCTCTTAATGTACCTAATACATTACCAGGATGTAAACCATTTTTATATTGTATTGATAATTTTTTAACTAATGACAGTAATTGTTCTTTTTTCATTTTAACTAATTTTTCTTACTGAACTATAGTCATAACTAACATCTGTTGTTTCACCATCGTAATAGTCTTCATCAATCATATCACCATCGTAATAATCAAATACCCCTTCGCCTTCAGCCATTCTACTTGTTGGAATAACTAAGTTTGCATCATAAGAACTCATTTCATGGCGATATGTTCTTGTAACATGCTCCGTTCTATCTTCAGAAATTTCAAACTTATAGACACCAACTGACGGTCTTTTAATTTCACCATTTGGTTTTTGTGTTGAAAAATCATAATTTGTATTTAGGTGTAATGTTGCGACAATATAATTTTCGTCAATTGGAAAATTTAAATCCAACCCAACAATTTTTGCTGCGTGGTCACAATTATTTGATAAACCATAATCTTCCATATCAGGCGTTGAATCATTAGATTTTGATATAAAACTTTTAAGTAAGTAAAATAATTGTTTATTACCAATGTTTTCTAATTTTGACTTTTCCATATTTTATAAATATAATAATATAATAAAATTAATTTTCAGCAATACTAACCGCATTTAAATCATAACGTTTGTTTAACCACTCAAGAACTAATTGAGGTGCATATAAATCACCAAACAAATCAACTATTTTTTGGTAGAGATAAGTATCTATCTCAATTAAAGGGTATGTTGATAACACATAAGGGGTCGTAATGTTATGATATTCTTCATAATCTTCTGAGGTTCCAAAATAGGTAAATACAAATTCATAGTCAGAATCCATATCCATATCCTCACCATCGTTAGGGTATTCGTAAAAAAACTCTCTAACACTATTACCATAACCTGTTCTATGCTCATTAGCATATTTTAATTCATCCTGTGAATCCAAGTACTTGAACAGTAGTTTTTTAAATTTATCCTTATTTATTTTAATGTCCATATTGTTAAATACTTTTAAACTGTTGTTTTACCCCAATAATTTTTATATATTTGTAATATAAAAATAGAATAAAAAAACACATTATTTAAACAATATAAAAAAATATGCAAACACTCACATTCAACACAACATTTAAAAAAGTAGTTTTATTATCAGGTTCAAGAGAAGATTCAAAAGTTTTAGAAACATTTGACAATGTTTCAACTGTAAAATGTTCTGAATTAGGATTTTACGAAATTATGCAGAAATTAGAAACTGATTCGATTTCGGCAATTCCTGTGATGAGACTACCTATTACAAGCACAAATATGATTATTATTAAGTAAAAAACTAAAAATATGACTGAAGAAGAATTTGAAAATTGGAAATCGGTTGATTACCGAATGAGAGAAGAAGGAATTGATTATTGTTTTGAGCATTATAGTCGATTCGAAGAAATCAAAGATGAAGAATTCCACAAATTAAGATTGGAGTTTTTATCTAGTATGCACAAAATACGTGAATACGTTAAAAACACAATAGAAAGTTACGAAGAGGAAGACACAAATATGTTGTAATACTTTTGAGAGGGACATCAATATCCCCCTCAAAATTTTTTATAATGTTTTTTGGGGTAAAGGATTACCAAGTTTTACACGCCCAATATCTTGCTTTCCATCTTGGACCTGGTGTCTCACAATGATGACGAGCTCTAAATGATTTTCTTCTTGCTGGGTTATTCTTTTTTATCACCATTCTTTTTCCTTTAGCGGATTTACCGCCAAATCCAAAGTTTACTTTAACAACATTACCTTTGTCGTTTTTAACGTAAACTTTAGATTTCTTTACATCACCTTGCATTATCTTACCTAATTGAACTTTACGTCCTTGGTATTCTGCTTCCGTTAATAAGTCAGTAACTTTAAATTCAGTCTCCTCGACTGACCCATAAAAACTATCAACCATTTCTTTTAGGTTAAACAGTTTATTGTATTGTGATTCTGTGATTATGAATTTCATTTTTTTTCGTAGTGTGTCATTGTTGGTTTATTACCTTTCCCTATTTTAGGGTCTTTCTTTTCAGCTCTTCTCTTTTGTTGAGTCATTGCTTTTTTTTCATCTTTATCGTATGATGAAGCAATCTTTGGTGTTTCAGATGAAACTTTTTTTGAGGGGCGACATTTTGGATATGATTTTCCGTCGGCATCCTTTCTTCCACAAGGTGGATGTTTTCCGTCAACTTTTTTACTTACATCAACCCACTTCTCTTTAAACCAGTTTCTTAAATCTTCATTAACATTTTTGTTTTTTTCAGAAGTGGTTAAACCGTTAAGTAGTTTTTTGTATTGAGATTCTGTTAAAATAATTTTCATATTAATAAATATATGAATATTTATAAATCAAACAATATAAGCATGAGTAATCAAAAAGCATCGGAGATTTTAAATAGATTTAACGATGGTGAGTGGGATGAGTTACAACCATATTTTAATAATATAATAACTTTTTTTAAATTTGTTAAAAAATATGGACTTTTAGAAGAGATAGATTTAGGGGAGATTCCTTCTGGTTATTTTAGTAATGAAGTGTTTGATTATTTGGTTGAAAATGGTATAATGTCTAATTTAGATTATGATTCTGTTCCTGAAGAATTTAAAAACAATTATCTAATACATGGTTTAGAACATAACTACGAAAATACTATTAAGTATATTACAAACGACCTTTTAACCGATGTTAAAATTAGACCTGATGGGTTCTATCTATATTTAGGTAATGATAGAGATGATTTAGCTTCTTTTTTCTGTGGTTCCTCCCGTCGTGACGTTTCTTCTGAAGATGTTGCAAAACAAATATTTAGTGAAGATGGTTTAGGTCACGATTGGTATTTTGATGTTGATACAAAACCATCTGATGTTATTGACGATTTAGACGAAAAAAATACCACCCATTTAAAAGATGTTATTTTTAAAGAAATTGGAGATAAAGAATTATCTTTAGAAGATTATGATTCTGATTTTTTTGAAAGTTTATCAGAAGAACAGGGGACTGAAGGTTATTTTAGAATTAGGCCTGAAGACTTAAATGAATTAATTAAAGATTCCGAAGCAATAGATGAACTATGTAAAAATGACTTAAGTGAGTTAGGTCAAGAATTACAAAGTGTTTATTGGAATGCTTATAATTCTGCATATGAAGATGAAATATATGAATTAGTATATGGTGGTTTAGATGAATACTTTGAAGGAAAAATTGATGAAGTCCCAAAAGAAACTACCAAATCGGATGGTAAAAAAGTAACCACATACTTAAATTATATTAAAATTAGAGATTTTGTTGGAAACATCACTTTATTTTTAGAAAACAATAAAGGTCAATCATATTCCGATTCATATTTAGACTATTTTGGTAGTTATACTACTTTGATGAAACAACTAATCGACGATGGTGATTTTGACTGTATAGATTTTAGAACTCCTGATTATCCAGATTGGTCTGATATTAAAAAAAATATAAACGAAATGTTTGATGAATATATTTAATTGACAATTTAAATTTTAATTACTATTTTTATTTTAAAATTAATAAAATGATTGAAGAAATTAAAATTGAGAAAGATAAAACTCCAAAAACAACTCCTAACAAACCTATTTTAGATGTTGACCATAAAAATGGTAAAAAAAAATATTATAAACCTAAAAAGAAAAGAGAAATTTTAAATATTGAAATTGGTAAAATTGGGTTTGATAATTTTCATAAAGTAGTTCATACAGAAAAACCATATTTAGAATACAAAAAACTAATAACAAATAAAAATGTTGGTAGCGACTTTATTGATAATAGTAAAAAATTTAGTTTTATCAAATCAGGAATTAGAATTGTTGCTTGTATTTGTGGATTATTCGGTGAATTTGAGTTGGCGTTTATTTTATTAGGTGTTGCGGAGATTTTTGACGTTTACAAATAATTAGTTTAAAAAAGTCAAATTAATTTTGTATCTTTGTACTATGGATAAAGAACTAGTATATTTGATTACATGGTTAGTAACGTGGAGCGACTTCAAATCAAAAGAGGTTGTTCGGATTATTTTTACTAATGAAAAAGAATTACGCAATGTACCAACAATTAAATTAGAAACAACAAAAACTGTTGAGTTTAAAGGTTCTGTTAAGTCTAAAAAAGAAGAACTTCAAGAGGCATTATCCGTTTTAAAATCCAAAAAGAATAAAACGGTTAAAGATAAAAATTCTATTGGTGTTCTTGAATCGGTCCTGAATAATTATCGTTAACAATAACCCCATTTATAAGGTTGGGTTTATTATTTAATTGTTAATTGTTTATAATCTTAAATTTTTAACCTATTTATGAAATATGGATTTAAATAAATATATTACCATCGTAATACCTTGTAAAAACGAAAAAGACATTATATTAAAAACATTGGACCTGTTAAATTATCAGTCAGATATATATAATGTGAAAGTTATTGTGTGTGATAAATCAAACGATAATATAACAAACCAATCATTAATTAATAGGATGGGGAATAAATCAAATAATGATGTGTTTGATTTATATGTGATAGACGGTGGATTACCTGCTAAGGCAAGAAATAACGGGTTTAAATTAGTTACAACACCATACGTTTTATTTATTGATGCTGACGTATTTTTGTTGGATTCAAAAACAATCAAGAGAGCTTTTTTAAAAATATATAAAAATAATTTAGATTTAGTGACCACCAAATTTAGAAGCGACAACGGTAAATACAATTACATTTATAAAACATTTGATTTTTTACAAATAATTTCAAAATGGTCAACACCATTTTGTTTGGGTGGATTTATGATGATAAAATCTAAAACATTTACTGATTTGGGTGGGTTTGATGAAGAAATAAAAATTGCTGAGGATTATCAATTTTCAAAACAAATTAAACCAAGAAAGTTTGGTAGAATAAATAATGTTGTTTTTACCCCTCCAAGAAGATTTGAAAATAAAGGAATTTTATATATGACCAAACTATTTTTAGGTTCATTTTTTAACAACAACAATAAACCATACTTTACAAAAGACAATGACTATTGGACATGAAAACATGGAGAACAATAATAATGAGTGATTTACATCTTGGTGCAAGACAATCACAAACAGACAATATTATTAAATTCTTGGAAGAGAATGAGTCTTTAATATTAATTTTAAATGGTGATATCATTGATGGATGGGCACTTAAAAGTGGGGGGAAATGGAAAAAAGAATGTTCCAAGATATTCCGAAGATTTATGAAAAGAAGTGAGACAGGAACAAAAGTGGTTTATATCAGAGGCAATCATGACGATTTCTTAAAACCATTCGTACCTTTC